AAAAAAAGGGGACAAAAATTGAAACCCAGTAACGCCCTCTGGCGTTATATGGTAGGACGTCCCCTTTTTAAATGTCTTTTGTGCATATCTAAAACCTTTCGTAATACTTTGCCACCTATATAATAATTGCCGCAATTTTCATAAATAGCTGATTCCAAGATTTCTTTGTATTTATCAAAGTCTGTTTTCATTTTATTATATTTATTCTATAAAAATTCAAAACATACCTAAAAGGAAGGGGAGGCTCGAAGTTTTCAACGATGATCGGTGCTTGTTAATTCATTAATTACCAAGTGTTGCCCCCCCCAGTATCCTTAAAAAAGCAGCAGTAAAACCTAAAACCCAAACAAACGATGAAAACATGAAAACCTGCTGCTTTTTATATCTTATTTTGGGACTGCGTATCCAATTATCTTTTTATAAAATCCACTGCAATCAAATACTGGGTAAACGTAGCTCCTTTTTTTCTTTGCCAAAACGTTTGCTTCTGTTTCTTTTTCAAAAAAAAAAGTCATACCAGAATATACCAATTCATTTATTTTAACTCCGTTTTCAGTAAACATATCCATATCTAATATTTTAAAACCAAAATTAATGTTTATATATTTACTAGATTATGATTTTTGTCATGTTTTTTATCGAAAAACATTTCCCATTGCAGATTCCTTAAATTCAATCGGTATAGGTTGCGATCTGTTTTAATAAATACTTTTATGCCTTTTATTTCGGCTAAAATTATTTTTTCGTAGTTCCAATTGCCGACCCGGTAATTTATCCAGTCGAAACCTTTATTGTCTGAAAACGACAAGAACCCGGTTTGCTGGTCGTAAGCTAAAATCCAATAGCTCCCCTTTGATTCGATAGTAGTATTCAGGTTTACCCAATCCGGGATAGCCCTTGTTTTGTCAATTTGCCCGTTTGCATATATGCAAATTATTAGGCAAAAATGCAATATTAAAAATAGTTTTTTCATTTTTTGTAATTTATAAGCGGGAATTTAACCCCGCCAATTTCTACGAATTTAACTCTTTTCTCAGAAATTGCATAATATACAGCCCGTTTTTTTTTGCCTAATACTTGGCAATACTCTTCAACGGATACAGCACCCAAGCAGTTTGCACAAATATGCAGAATCTCAATAAGCGTATCTGTGTCTAGTCTAGCTAGATTCTTTATTTGTTTTGGTGTAATAGGCATTATATCAATTAATTATAGTATTTGCGCGATTGTGCATTACACATATAAACGAGTTACCGTGCAGTTTGAAAAAAACAGATTAAAATATGATTGTATATAATACTAAATAATTAATTTATGAAATATTTTACACCAATAGCATCAAATGATGAGGATGGAGAGAAATGGTGTAATTTTTTTAATGAAAAATCAAACCAAGACAATCCAGATAAGTTTAAAAAGAGAGTTTTCTCTGTAAGTCAAATGAATGTTAAATTAGAACTTATTCATTATGACAAAATAGACGGTAATTTCCCAGACAGCAAAATCCCAATTGTAGCAATTATTGAAACAGACACTACATTTGACATCTATGGACTATCTGTAAGAGAAATTAATGGGAAAGACAACTGTAAATATCATGTTCATTCTATCCAGAAGAGCTTATTTGTTGTTCCAGAATATTTTGATTAACAAATTTATTTCTAAACCTACGCTTAGTTTTATCTGGCATGTTTTTTAATAAATCTGCCATTATTTTTGGAACAATGTAAGAACGAACTTCAATGATACATTTTTTATTCGATTTATTCATATAATAAAATTAAAATGATTAATAATAAAAAAAATAAAAACCGACACGGTAACAAAGTGCAAATTTCATCCCTGCTATGGCGGTAAATTCATGTATTTCATATCGCTAAATATTTTATATTTAATTGAAAAATCAAAGTACGTATCCGGGTCGAAAATTTGCACTTGCCCGTTAGCGGTTATTAAAACGACCAAACGCATCCAAACATTCCTGAACTGAGTTATGTGTTTCAGAAAATTCAGAATACCATCGTTTATCCATTCTTGGTTCTTCAACTGATGCAAGGAATGTTTTGCCTCCATCCATTGTAAAAATTGAGTACTTTCTACTATCTGTTTTCTTTTCATAAGCATAGCAGAAATCAGGTCTTTGTTTGTTTTTTACGAGTTTAAATTCTTTTAAGTTCATAATGATAAGATTAACAACCGCTAACACACAATAAAAAATATATGGGTATTAGTGGTAAATTGTGCGGTCTGCTTCTAATTTAATTCAATGCGTGGGATAAGTAACCGCTTCGAAATCCCATACATTTCTTATTGTAAAACGTTGTGTTTCATTGCGCTTGAAAATTTAGGTTTAAATGAAGTGTTTCCGCAAGCGCAACGGAAAACACAACACATTATATAGGTAATGCAACGTGCATTTAATCGGCATTTGTGCAAGTTTTATTTTTGCCTACGCTCAATTTTAGCCTTACCAATCATAAATTCAATCCCTGTTATTTTACCTTTAAGTTCCCCTAATTTGCTATCGCTTAAAGCACTCCCAAAATTATTTAAATCTTGTTTTAGTTCTAATAATAATTTTTCTGCTGTTATGTCGCTTAGTTGTCTTTCTGGTACTGCAACATATACAATTTTTTTCTTTCCAAACATTCTATTTAGTTTTATGCCCACGCTCAAAAATAAAACGCGAGCGGTTATACATTTAATCAACTTTCGTGAAGTTTCGAGGGTTGCACTACCCATATAATTTAACGTTGTGCGTAATGCTAAGATTCGCACTTCGGATGCCGTTTTTTGTCTTTAACCCACTCTTTAAATTCTTTTCTATAATGAGCAAACTCGACAATTATCCACATAGTTTTAAATCTATGACCCAATTCATCAAGTAACAATTTACCTAAATATCCAATTACTAATATGCTTCCAATTGTTGCAGAAAGCCAAAAAACTATTAATCCAATCCAGTAATAAATTTGTTCCATTGTTTTGATTATTAAAGCACTACGCACAACACGCAATATAAAACATGCTGGGCTTCGTGTGGTTATTGAATATTTGTTCTCGTTTCAAAATTGTAGCGGTTTGACAAGTCCGTGCTTCGTAATCCAGCACGATTTCATATTGCCATCGTTAGAGCGAAAGCCCGAAGGGATTTCGCTCTAACGGCTCCGTGCTTTGCGCGAGTCCAGCCCTCCGGGACTGTCCTCTAACACGGGCTTTGCGCACGGGCTTGCGCCTGGCGCAAAGCACGGAGCAGTTATGGGTAAGCATATTGCAGCCTACCCATTTGATAAAGAATTAAGAAGTTGGCTTCGGGTCTAAATTTGACAGAACTTCGACAGGAGTAATATCTGAATAGTGTTTCCAGAATTTATTCCCGTTCATATTCTGTATTTTAATCCATGTGCCACTTGGAGAGATTTCAAGTATTTTTATCTCTTCAACTTTTGACGAAGACGAATAACCTCGTTCTTTTTCTGTGACAAGTACTCTTTTGTGCAATAATTCAGTTACGTTCATAATTTTGAAAATTTAATGATTAATGTATAAATATTTGATTAATAAATGCCTAACCCATAACTTCAGCTACCCGTCAAGTGCGGCAGCAGTGGTTTTAGGTGTGTATCTTTCCGCTCAAACCGTCTTTCGGCTTGACAGGAAATCGCCCGCAGTCCGCATCTGCGTGTAGCTTCCTACGTTGTGCGTCATTTAAGACGGACACAGCACGCATCGGAAATCGTCTAAAATCATTGCAATTAAAAGTTGCCTAAAATCTGCAAGCATATCAGACCAGTTAACGCAGTGCATAGCTGAATAAACTTTCATTCGTTCAGTTTAAGACAGCTCAATCTCATTACCTGTGCGAGGATGGATTTTGATTAAATCAGAATCACCATCAGAATATTTATTGATGTTTAATTTACCATCAACAGATTCAGATAATCTAAACCTCTCTTCACCAATATAGATAGTAATTATTTTTACTTCAATTGGTTCTTCGTCTCTTTCTTTTTTGAATTTCATAATATATTGTTTTAAAATTAGTTACTAATAAAAACCGAAGCGATAACACGCAATATAGCACAAAAGCCAAGTTAAGGCGGTGCTTCGTGGTGTGGTTCGGTGGTTGGCTTTAGATGCCATATTGCCAACGTTATAGATAATGACCACCACATCTTAAGCATCTACCACTTGCACCTATTTTCCATACCGTTCTGCCTTTTTGTTCACAATTGCAAATGTCACTATCTATAACGTCCGCAGGTATATACAAGCGTTGGTGATCCATTACAAAACCATATATTTTTTCGTATGTTTTGGTCAGTATATCTGTTTTCCCCCTCAAGTAGTTTGACAGGGAACTTTGGGTTATTTTTGTACCTGCTGATATTTCGCAGTTTTTTAGCCCGGAGTTTTTTATTTTTTCGATTAATTCTTTTCGTAAATCCATGTTTTTTTATAATCGGTGTCCATAATGTTATTTTTTCCATTGGTTATTGAATATTTTTCTCACATAGGATTGTAATGCCTCCCTGTCCTCTTTGTTTTCTATGCGCCGTATTCTTGGCATGATGTTGTTTTCGAGTTCGTTTAGTGCGTCAAAATCTTTGTGAATATCAAATTTCCTGTTGTACATGGTGTTGTTTTTTACGGTTAATGTTTTAATTTTATGTTTTTTATGATTAACTTAGTGGTATTGCTTGCCCCGCTTCCCGTCAGATCAGCGCGCTTAGGGCAAGCCTTTTATGTTCTTTGGAATGTTGTTTTTTGCATCAGCCAATTTCAAGATACTTTTTGAAACTGATTTGTTTAAACCCCTGTTTGTCGAGTTCTATGCAAAATGCAGCATAGGCCTCTATTTCCGAATTGTTAGTATTTTGTGAATTGTGGTTTTTTTGTTGTTCTGCATATTCTTCCATTGCAGCAACTATTACAGCTATTTCATCCATGTTTAAATAAAAAGCTGCTTTTGTAACTTTTTCTTGTAATATTGTAATTGCTTTTTTCATTGCTTTAGTTATTAAATAAAACAAAATAGTATTTCTCCCCGGCAATCCGGGTGGCATAGTTTTGGGGATAGTAAAAGTCATAAAGTTTTGTTGTTTTCATAATAGGTTTTTTAGGATTCGGTATTGAAATACAATTCAAAGTTATTTATGACTGAAATTATCTGTTTCAATTCGTATTTAGACAATTCCACTACTTCACAGGGGATGAAAATCCCATCGTGGTAAACAACCCCCATCGGGTCACCTGAATCAGTCCGCAACTCGATTTTTTGCGGTTCGGATTCGTTTGATTGGTGTTTTTTGAGTTTCATAATATCGTTTTTTTATGGTTGTTTTTTAAGTTTCAATAAATCTTTGTTTTGGTATTGTTGCCCTATAAAAATCTGTGTTTTTTTCATAAACATCAACAACTATTGTCCCAATAGGATAAACAATAGATGATGTACATTTTCTTTCTTCGTTAAAATAATATTTGTTGGCTGAATATGTTTTCATAATTGTTGTTTTTTATGGGTTGATTTTAACGCCGATGGCGCAAATAAACGGCACGATAGAGGGGAACAGTGCCACAAAGCCATATAAAGGGCTTAAAAGGGCTAAAAACACGGTTGCAGCGAATAATACCGCCCCGATTGATAGCAGTACCCTGATTTCTTTCTTTGTTTCCATGGTTTTATGGTTACAGTTGTTTTAATTTCAATAGTTCGTTATTAGCTAAATTAATTAGCATTAAAATATTTTCTTTATCGTTTTTTACATCTTCCCATGTTATTTTTTCAAGCTCAAAGCAATAGTCCCAAAGACTAGAAAGTCCGAAAATGTTCCTTTTACCGTCAAAATAATGATCAATAACGTACCTATGAGTATTGGTTGCAGTGCATGACTGCCAGTTCCCGCTTTTTATAGCTTTCCCAAAAGCAATAAAAACAGTCGGAAATTGAATTGGTGAAGCATAATTTTTTGTTGCATCCCTTAGTTTAAATGTACCTTCAAAATAAGTCGCTTTTTTGTTTGTTTTAAAAATAGTTTCCATTTATAAGACATTTTTTTAATTTTTAATTTTTATAAAATTTTGTTTTGTAATTTTATCCAATGAAACAGAAAAGCGTAAACTATGCCCTAATTTAGAAAAGCATTCTTCTACCTCAAAAATTGCAAAATAAGAAGAACCCCCTAAATTTCTGACTTTAGGAAGTTTTGTATATGTAACAGTTAATATTTCCCCATTAAATGTACCATCGTAGTATCCAGATAAAATATCTGGATTTGTACATTTAAATTGATCCCCTAATTTTATTTTCATTTCGTTTGTTTTTTAGGTTTTAACGTTAATAAATATTTTTGTTTAATTCGCTTGTTTTTAGTAATTTGCAGGATGTTCTTTGACGTATTTAAACTATTTCGACTGGGTTGCCCCAAATCCATCCCTCTGGAAGATGCGTAGTGGGCAATTTATACCCTATTTTTTCGAGTTGGAATTTTTTGGTCGTTATAACTCTCTTCCATTTGTTCCTGCCCGAAACTTGCAATACACCGTTTATTTTATCGAATGAATAATTTTTGTTTATCATAGTAAACGGCCTAAACATATTGCATGGATAGTTGTTTTGAAAAACAACGTGTCCGGGAGCAATCATAAATCCATCGAATCCAGATTTTATAGTAAAAACGGATTCAATTTCTTTTCCAATAAATTTTTCTATTTCTGCAATATTAACAGAAGTGCAAAGATTTGTTTTGGTTAAGTTCTGGGTTTTCATTTCGTTTGTTTTTAAGGTTTAAATTCAGTGGGCAGCCCGGTAACGATCCGGCAATCCAAGACAAAGCTTGAAATGTCCATTTTGCCCTATTGAGAGTATTTTCAGAATGTTTTCTTTCGTTTTTGCAATCCTCGATATGTTGCCGCCTATCGTACGCGCTTCTCGTTTTTTTTTGGTACAGGGTGAGGTCCCTCCGAATCGGGTGAAGCTTCAACTTCGTGAGTAGCATCATTTAAGATGTGAACTTTCAATGATTAAAGATAGCAATTATTTCAATACGATTATCAAAAAAGATAATAAATTTTATATAAAAATATAACAAAATAGCGGTTTTGTAACAATTGTTACATTTTGGCATATTTGATCCAGTACTGGTGCAATAAAACACCAAACATGACAAATATCATGGTTTATGAAAACCAAAATACACTGCTAAAAATTTGCAATACCACAAATAATTGCTATATTTGCAGTTGAACATAATAATTATGTCAATGGGAGAAGGAACAGAAATAAAAAAACGGGCTAAAATCCTGAACCTGATCGAAGCACTCAGGAAACAGTGGCCTATCAGGATCGAATCGAAATTGCTAGGAAAAGAAATAAAGGTATTTTTATCTTAAATTATGGAAACAAAGAATAAAACAAAGATCAGGATAAAAAACCCGTTCAAACAAAAAAAGGCAAAGACAGCGACAAAGCCGCCAATCTTCTGCAAAACATCATTCACCCGCTCAAACGATGAAGTAATATTTACTTAACAAAAAGAGAAATGGTATTTCCCAAAGGCAAAAAAAGACCAGACATGGAAAAAAACAACTATTGGAAGATCGCCGTTGAAAATGGGACTATTGGAAACAATAAACTATATACACCAATAGAGCTAGCAAAAAAAATTAATGAATGGGTAGAAATAACATTAAATTCTGTCTGGGAAAGAGAGGACTTTATTAAATCTGGACAAGAAGCAGGGAAAAAGATTTATTTAGAAACTCCTACTCCATTCTTAATTCAAGACCTGTGTTTGTTTTTAAAGGTTAACCGCAATTATCTGACAGATTTGAATGATAGCATAAAAAATAAAAATGATCCCGAATCAAAGGAATTTTCACGCATTATTGCACATATAGAGTTGTTAATCACAAATCAAAAGCTCCAAGGGGCAACGGTTGGAGCTTATAACCCTACGATTGTCAGTATGTTGGAAGGGTTGAGGTATAAGGCGGATGTAACCAGTGACGGCGAGCCGTTGTCCATCAACATCAATGTAAGCTCCAACAATGTAAAGGACATCCTGAATAAGGAATGATATACTTTGTTTTGTTTGTTTCATAAGTTTTGGGTTTAGATTAGTTGGGAATCCGGGTTAAATTGCCCGGATTCTTTGTTTGAACCGGTGCCGATCCTGCATATAACATAATAAATATTTTGTTATCTTTGTGCGTTTGTCGAGGGCAAATAAACAAGAATGTATGAAAACAGGTATTTTTGACAAAGGAAGCGGCACGATGCACGTGTTTAACAGCAAACAGGATGTTGCGAAGTTCCTATCAATCCACCGCAATACGTTATCATATCATCAAGCGAATAAGACCATCGAATATAGAGGCTTTTTGCTTTCGTTTGATGTAAAAGAACATAAATCAAAGGGTAAAATCAGGCAAACCCAAGCATTTACAGCGTGACACCGTGTCATACAGCCACAGGAAGCCGCCACGTGCCACAGGCTGCACTCCAATAGCGAGCCTATCTAATGCAAAGGCATCGTATCATAATCCACATACAACCACAAAACAACACGATTACAAGGCATTACTGGTTGATTTACAAATAGTTGCCTGATTCCTATTTAACACAATAACAATTATAAGACAAACAGGTGTTTGTGAGTTATGGTGGCGGTTGGGTGCGCTACCATTGCAGGGTCAATCCTATTTAACATAATGCAGGTACGTGCAGGGCTGGCATGGATACCCCCCCCCGGCAAAAATATTCCGCTTTTATTCCTATTGCCCGCCTATATATAAATAGTTTAAGGTATTCCCCTCTACCGTACTTTCAGTAGGATTGGGTTTTGGTTTTTTGAGGGGGATATGGGTTTATTTGGTATAAAGTGTTTTTGGGTAAATTGGGTAAATTGGATTTAGTGATTTGGCAAAATATGCGGGGATATTTTTGGGGTATAGGGTTTTTTATAATTTGATTGGGATAATGGTTAGAATGGGCTTTAAATAGGGTTTTATGGGATAATTTTTATGTTATCGAAGTTTAATTGGTTTTGTGGTTTGTATGTAGGGGTGTATATCCCGGGTTCTGTTTCTGTTATGTCTATTATTACATCAGGCAGGATGAAGTCTTGTTTTAGGAGTTTGGTTACGGGTTCTCCTGTTTCTTGCACGGATAGTTTTATAGAAGTATTTCCGAAGTATTTTCCTTTGTCGAGTATTTCAAATTTCAGTTGCATTGTATTTCCGTTGTTTCAGGTCTTTTGCTATGTTTTGCAGTCGATTGATTTCGTTTGCCAGTCCCGTCATGTCTTTTATGAACCCTTTTATTAGCTTTGCGGCAACCCGTGCAGACAAGACGGTGTTTTTGTCGCCGCAATTTTTAATTATTTCCTTTTCAAAATTCAGTATTGCTTTATAATTATTGATTAATTGCCTTGATTTTTCTATTTTGGTTGGTTTTGTTTCCATTATAGCCGATTTAAAGTTTTATTTTGATAGTATTTGATGGTTCAGCGATTTCGGATAGTATCTCCGATGTTATACGATTCATAATAATACTGGTAAGTCCAAACCTTTTTTACGGTATCTCCTTTTTGGATTTCTAATGAATACCTGATATAATTGTCTATCACTGGGTTTCCGTATGGTTTTTGTACTACGATCCAATCCGGGTATTTAGTCAGTGGTTCTGGTTTTGTGTTCGTGCAAGCCATTATGGCGATTATTGGCAAAATGCGGAATATATTGTTTAATTTTGATTTCATTGTTCGAGTTTTATTTTGCCAACATCATTCGGGTTAATCAAAATTCCGTTGGGAAAGTAACTATTGGGTTCTATTTCTGTCAGATCTATTATTTCTTCTTGAAAGGAAAAATCTTCTTTTACAAGCCCTGTTATGGGTTTTCCTGTTTCTTTTACGGACAATTTCATGGGGTATTCATCCGTGTCGAGTATTTCAAATATTATTTCCATGTGTCGTTAAAATGAATAATAAATAATATGCTATTTTCGCGTTTTTTTAGTTCCCTTAACCAATGGCCGTGGCTTGGGGGGTTGCAAGTCAATATTATTTGCCCTGTCGTATTTTTGTCAAAAACTTCAAAAATATCTAGATCAAGGTAATCCGCCCCTTTTATGATTGCTTTATTGTAGTAGGTTATATATGCTAAGTCATCGTATCCAAGGATGTAGATTACAGAGCTTTTTCCTAAAACGAAGGATGTTGTGGATTTATTATATTTGAATTGTTCCCCTGCTAGTATTTCGGATATAATATCTACTGCATATTGTTTATGCGGGCAAAATATCCCAAATCGTATGCTTTTTGACAAGCAATCAATGGCTGCTTTTTGGCAGGCCGCATAGAATTTGCCTGTCCTTATTCCACCGCAAAGGATTGTATATTTTTCGTCTGATTTAATAAAGTCAGAATACTCCGGCAATACTTTAATTTTTGTTTCCATTGTTTTCTATTTTTTTGAATTTTTTCCCATCGCTTGTCAATTCATATTGCTTCAATAATTCCCCGGCTATATCGAATAAGGCGATTAATTTATTTTTCAGGTTTTTGTCTTCGATGCACATTGCGGCATGGATTCCATTGATTATGTCCCCCCTGATTAGATTTATCGCTTCTGCTTCTATCCTTTTTAATTTTTTCATTGCTTTTCTATTTTTTGCACAATATCCTAAACATCCATGGCATAGAAGATTTTGCATTGTTTTTTGTTTGATGTTTCAGGTCAAGACATTCTGATTCGAGTTGGTTTATTCTTTTGTTTTTTTCTTCTATGATTTCCATCGCTTGCTTTACTGCTTCGTCCCGTGTAATGTAGGATAATTCGTAAAAATTAAGCCCATACCCTATTTTTATCGTATGGTTTTTTTCGATATCGGTTTTGAAATCCCTTAGCTCGTTGTATTCCTCCAAATTTAATATGACCGTGTTTGCTTCCATGTGTTTGTATATTTTAATTAATTGTTTCCATTTGTTTAACCATTTTATCAAATGTTATTCCATGGCCAATTTTTTAGTTTTTTTTGAAAGTCTATTCCTCTGTAATAACCAGTCAACCGGATATATTCATAAAGCCCCGGTGCTATTGCTTCGCTCTTTTCTTGGAGCATTTCTATAACCGTTATGTCATAAAACAGCCTTATGCCGTCAATTTTGACGTTGGTCATCAGTTCCCCTTCCGGTTTTCCGGGCAGCCATTCCGGCCATTCCCCAGCGTTGATGAGGCAGCTTGCTACGGCTAGTTTGACAGGGTCTGTTTCCTTCCCTATCCATTCGATCATCTCCGGTGTCCAGTATTTCAGGGACGCGAATTTATCTCCTAGCCGTTCTTCCTCTTTTTTATTGGAATTGGTACGGTTGTCTGGTGTTGCCAGAGCTTTTATTTTGTTTAATATTGGATTTAATTTAATCATTGTTGCCTTCGTCTATGATATATACCCTTGCTGTCTTGAAGCTGCTTGCGCGTGGTTCGCAAAACAAGTCTTTTGCCTTTATTTTTATCTCCACTTTCTTTTCCCTCCTTAAAATCCAGTCAAAAAAAGTAGGTTTCCCAAAATTATGGCAGATAGTTCTTTCTTCTTCTGAAACAATATAAAAATATGCTTTTAGTTGGGCTGTCAATAAATTGAACACGTAATCGTCTTCGTTTAATTCTAGTTTTGATATGGTTTTTTGTATTTCAGGCAGTTCTTCCTGTGATATTTTTGCGTGCGTGCTTATTGAATCCCTTTTAAGTTCTACTACGTTAACCGTTTCTTTGCCGTCATCGGTCGTTTTTTTTGATTTTTTTTGTTTCATGCTTCAATAAGTTTATTGTTTGTTGCAAATTTACTAATTTATAGGCATTTATGCAAAATAATTGTATGTTTAACAACATGTCTTATTGTTTTGTTTTCAGCTTTTTGTTTGGTAATTTCGTATTTTAAATTGTAGTTTATGTGTCAAATAGTAATATTGGGGAAAAGCGGCATAAAATGCGAAACTGTCAGCGAATTGAAACAGGCATTGCCAGATTTGAAATTAGTAAAATGCGATAGTTATGAAACTATTGATGACAATAGTTGCCTTTGCCAAGTCGATTTAGAGGAAACATTCGACAATGCGGGGTTTGAATGGGAAAGCCGATGTATGGTTTTTACTTTAAGTGATTTGTAATAAAACATAAAATGACCAATTATGGGATATACAATTGAAAAAAATATTTCGCTCCCTAAAGCAAAATCAGGGGCTGAAAAAAAATACCCATTTGGAGAAATGGGTGTCGGAGATTCATTTATATGCGGGGAATATTCCCCGGTGAACATGACTAGGATCGGCAACGCTGCGCGAAATTGGGGTAAACTTTCTGGTAGGGATATTAAATTTTGCCTTCGTAAAACCGCAGACAACAAAATACGAATTTGGAGGGTTGTGTAATACATAATATTTATTGAAATATAATTAAGATTAAATAGGATGGATAGTTTAAAAGACTGGTCTGACACTCTTTGCCGCGAATACGTGGATGAGTTCAGCAAAAAGCAGGGTCTGGCGTTCGATGGCTGGGTAGGTGACGACATAGGCGGGATAGCAAGTTTCATAGAGCAGTATTTCTTTGATTTCAGGGATATTGTTTATGATATAAATTCAGGGCAGTCAGTAGGTTTGATAATGGAGTGGCAGGACAATACGATCGAAAATGCCCGCAGCGTGATAAATTATTATAGATATTCCAAAGGGTTAAGGTACGAAGATTTATAGATATAGACTTTATGAAAAAAATGACATGCGATTCGACAAATAATATGTATTGATTTTATTAAACTGAAATTGGATTTTCAAATTTAATAGTTAAATTAAGGTATGTTTGATGATGAAATAAAATGCCCTTATTGTGGCGTAAAAAATGAAGTAGCGTGGAGTTTAGATCAATATTATGGTAGTTTTTATATTGAGAAATGTGAATCATGCCAGAAATATTTTAAGGTAAATGTTGACATAGATGTCAAAATAACGCCAAAAAAATTCGTTTGTGCAAACAATGGATTGCACAAATTTATATTGGTCGAAGGTCATACCCGTGAATATTGGTTACAAGGAGGGGATATAGGAATGAAGAATACTTATTATGAGTTATGTTGCATAAATTGCAATTATAAGAGGATGGCAACCAATGCAGAAAAAAGGTTTTTAAAACAGTCCAATGAAAAATTTTATAAAAACATAATACCCGAATTATGAAAAGGAAAGATTTGTTTTTTGTTGTTTACGCATCTGTTTGGGGTGCTGTGGTTGCTGCTGTTTGGTGCGGGCTTGGTTATGGGTGGGCTTTATTGTTCACCAATATTTTTATGGCATTGTTATTTATAGTGATTTTAATAAAGACGTTTTCCATAAAATTTGACAAATGGTTGGAAGGAAAAGTTTGAATAATTGGATTATATAAAAACAGTGAACGGAATGGATAACAAGATGAAATACACGGCAAACAAACCAATAGACAGGGTGACAACGGAACTGTTGGATGTGGCGTTGATGGCGGTTGGGATAAAGCTAGACCTGCCTACGATAGACAAAGTGCTGGACGTTGTGGAATTGCTGGAGGACAAAGGCTGAAATGCCAATATAAAGGATATTTTAACGCTGTATATGAAATGGGATGTTTGAATAACTTGGATTATGTGCATAAGTGAAGAAGACAGGGAGTTTATAAGGATGAAGTTCGGCGGCAAATGCGCCTATTCTGGGACTGAGTTAGAGCATGATTGGCAAATAGATCATATCAAGCCAGTGGTTCGCGATTTGGTTTCTGGGGATATTGTTTTAAAAGATAATGATTGCATAGATAACATGGTCCCCGTCCAAAGGACAATCAACCATTATAAACATTCAATGGATTTGCAAACATTCAGGGTCTGGTTTCTTGGCGGGTTGGATAAAAGGCTGAAAAAATCCAGAAAAGGAAGGAATATTTATTGAAAGTAGCCGGGTATTTCGGGATAACAGAGGATAAGCCATTTAGCGGCAAATTTTATTTTGAAACATTGAGCCAAAATGAAAAGTAGAAATTTAGAACATTCCGACAATTGGGCTACACCAAAAGAACTATACGATAAATTAAATGCAGAGTTCAATTTTGACTTTGATCCGTGTCCATTGCACAGTAATTTTGATGGATTGGTTATTGATTGGGGTAAAAGCAATTACATTAACCCACCATACAGCAGACAATTAAAAGAGGCATTTGTAGTTAAAGCGATTGAAGAAAGTAAGAAAGGCAAACTTTGTGTAATGCTTTTGCCCGTGAGTACAAGCACGAAGTTATTCCATAGGTATATTTTGCCAAACGCTAGATATATTCGGTTTTTAGAAGGCAGGGTTCGTTTTTTGGGAATTAATACAAATGGCGAATATGTAACAGACAAAACACCGATGCACGATAGCATGGTGGTCGTTTTTGGTTGCAGCTAATTTTTAGATAAATATATAAATTTAAAACAGTAATATGGAAACGATTGAATTTAAGCCGCAATTGTTTATTTGCGATTGCACGAGCAGGGAACACCAGATAATAATGGTGGTTGACGGGGATGAAATATATTGCCACATACATTTAGCTGGTGGCGGATTTTTCAAAAGGCTGGTTGGCGGGGCGAGGCATATTTTCGGCTACCATTGCAAGTACGGGCATTTTGACGAGTTTATCCTCAATAAAAACGGGGCTAAAGATATGGTAAGATTTTTACGGACATTAAAATAACGATTATGAAAAACTTGATTTTTATCTTATTATTCGCCTTTCAAGGCGTTTGCGGCGCACAAGATATTCAATTTATTGATGCTTGTGGTTTGCCTCCTTTTTCTCCGGTCGATTGGTTTATTTATAAATCTCACCCTGATTCTGTTGCTGAATTTAGGTATAATGGTAATGTGGCGTTGAGCAATGGTATCCCAAGCGTAAAATTGGATATTCCGATAAAATACGATTTTATCCAATTGATGTTTGAATACGAGGAGGAATGTTTGAAAGACAGCGTATTTGTCGGCTGCACTATTGAGATGTTAACAGATACACTGCCAGACAATTTAGGCGGATACGTTATTTTAGGAGAACGGAAGGTGGTTGATGTATATAAACCGAAAGACCCAACGTTTTCAGGGTTTTTGCAGTGGCTGCATAAGAAATTAATCAAATAAATTGTGGAATTATCAAACGAGAAAATGGAAGAACTGGTAGAATTAAGGGAAATACTCGAAAAGGGGCGCAACGATTCCTTGGAAGATTACGAGTTCACCGAGAACCCGTTGCAAAGCAGGTACGAACTAGGCAGGGCAAATGCTTTTAGTGAAGCCATAAAACAGATAGACAAGTTATTGGCAAAAAGGCTCAAAAATTGACAAATCATGGGTAAAAAACACAAAAATTGCATAATACCGGATAAAATGTCAAAGACGGTATATCTGACGGATGAAATCAATTTTTTCGACTTGTTGAAGCAGATGGACGAAGTTACCGGGTGCGACTTTGACGATTGGGTTATAAGGCCGTTTGGGAATATGATGGAAAATAGTGGAGCAATGTTTTTATTTATAAAATGAAATTATTATGAATAGAGGGGTTATTAAAATAAGCGATGTGCTTATTCGCAATGATTGGGATGATATATCTGGTTTTATGAAAGATTTCCGTCCAACGCATATAGAATTTAGGCACTGGGAAAACGATATTTGGTATTTTTACGGGGTTTCTAAAAAATTCGATCCATTAAAAGAAGGCGATGCCGTACCTGAATACCTCATGTCCTTTATGTGGGATGAGAACGACATAAGAACGCATGAATTTAAAAGGGTGTAATTATGAGAACATCAGAAAATGAAAAATCGGCGTATGAAGTTATTGATTCAATTATTTTTGAATTAAATGAAATTAAACAAATTGATAACGAAGAATCTGTTAAAAAACAACTTGATAGGTATTTAGATAAAATTCATCTTATATATCATAATAATTCTTTATTATTAGATGTTTTAAGAGCATTAACGATTAATGCAGAAGTTTTTGAATCAACATTACGTCCTAATTATCCGATTACAGAATTATACAGAAAAAAAATAACTTTGCAATATAAAAAATTTAAATCTTCTGTTTTAAAACTTGCAGGTCGCTTTCACGAATCTCCCCTTTTTGAACATATTCCTCAAGATAAGGAAGAAGAACTGTTTTTACAGAACGATGTCATTAATGCTATAAAAAAACAATTAAGCGACTATGGTTATAAAACTTTGTAATTATATATTAGTTTACCCCGATTTTATTTGTTTTTTTTGCATAATTGTTTATTTAACATAACTTTGTCATGTTAAATAATATTTATGTTTTCGTTATCAAAAAAACAGGAATCAGGGTTAGAGGTTTTATCCAACCATAAATATATACTTTTTTATGGTGGTGCAAGGAGCGGAAAAACAGTTTTGATAATTTTCTATATACTTTATAGGGCTACTAAACGCAAATCCCGCCATGCCATACTCCGGTATAGGCTTTCCCACTTGGAACAATCAATAATCCACGATACGTTCCCCAAAGTAGCAGAAATGATGGGGGTAAGCTATAAAATGAACTACCAGAAGTATTTTGCCGTATTGCCCAATGGTTCGGAGATATGGTTCGGGGGGTTGGACGATAAGGAAAGGACTGAAAAAGTATTGGGAAACGAATACAACACCATATTTTTAAACGAAGCATCGCAGATAAGCTATTCTGCGTATAATACGGTGCTGACGAGGCTTTCACAAAAGGTTTTGATGCTGGATAAAAAAGGCAACCCTGTCATTGGCGACAATGGTTTGCCGATAGAAATAGAAAACAAACTGATAATCGACGAAAACCCGCCTACTAAGGCACACTGGACATATAAAGTATTCCACCTTAAAATAGAACCCAAAGAAAATGTTTTATTGAGCAGCCCTGAAAAATACGGGCATTTGCAATTAAATGCTTCCGATAATTTAGAATATATAGGCAAAGACTACCTTGAAACATACAATGACCGACCAAGGGAATACAAATTAAGGTATTTGGAGGGCGAATTTGCAGACGAGGTAAAAGGTGCTTATTTTACGGAAGCAAATTTCAATAAATACAGGGTAACGCAACAAGGGTTGCCCGAAATGAAAGAAATAGTTGTGGCTATAGACCCGGCTGGGACTACCGGGGCAGGGTCTGATGAAACAGGGATAATCGCAGTTGGCAAATCTTTTGATGGGCATGGGTATTTATTGGAAGATGCAAGCGGCAAATACAGCCCTGCCGAATGGGCAAAGGTCGCCTGTAATTTATATGATAGGCTAGGCGCAAGGTACATCATCGCAGAGGTTAACCAAGGGTGGGACATGGTAAAGCATACGATTCAAACGGAATCTGAATCCGCAAGGGTATTGGAAGTACGAGCCACAAAGGGCAAATTAGTGAGGGCAGAGCCAGTATCCGCGCTTTACGACAACGGGAAAATACACCATGTGGGCGGATTCCCTGACTTAGAAACAGAGATGGCTACATATACTGGTGAAAAGGGCGAAAAATCTCCTAATAGGATGGATGCGGCAGTATATGGCTTTGTCCATTTGTTCCCATCTGGGGTATTGTCCGATTCCGAGAATTTCTCTAAAGGGAGGCTCAATTATTTCGATGAGTATGATTTTACTGGAAGCGTGGATATTTGCTACATAAAAATAGCCAGTATTGCCGCGAAAGTTTCCCCTTCCTATAATTTTTCAGCTATTTTCGCCAGCATAAAAGACAACAAGGTATTCGTCAGGGATTGTTTGTTCAATGACTGCCTACCTTCCGAAAATATTGATTCTTTGGCTAATGGCATAACCAAGTTCCAAAGCCAAAAGGTGTTCTTGGAGTGCAATGTTTCGTTTCTGTCGTTTATGCCAGAATTGAGGCACGCAGCAAACAAGCAGATATGGACTATAAAAGAGTTCAGCAAAGAGGACAACAGGATAATCACAGAAGTAAACTTCATACGCAACTCGTTTGCCTTCGACAAATCCAATGATTCTATCGGGTATAGGGACTTTATGCGGCAATTGAACTCATATACTAATATTTCCGGGGAAAATGAATCTTTTGCCCCTGCCGTGCTTTCCAGCATATCCTATGTTGCCAAAAACATGTACGGCAAATTATTGGCAAAAAAATAAATTTATTGTATAATAATATATTTGTTACTTCATCAATATCAACTACTTGCGTTTTATGGTTGCATAATCTTTCATTTTTCGTGCATAAAAAATGGAAAAATAATTTTATTTAACATAATTATTTAATAGTTTTGTTGTATTATTTTAATTATGTTAAATGGAACATGAAGAAGTAACTTTGTCGCTTGCAAGGTTTTTGTCCATGAAACAAAAAGAGGATTTCTTTGATAGCGAATATGTCGCCATGAGATGCCCTTTCCTTATCGGGTTCAACCCTGATGCCTCCCAAATGTGGGTCAAAGACGAAGTTTTGTCTGAATTGGAAAAAGAATACAGGGCGGAAGCAGCAAAGCATAAAAAGCGTTTCCGTTTTATGTTTAAATTCTGGAAGTGGCGGGTAATCGTAAAATTGTCGAAATGATACTATCCGACAAAGAAAAATTTGAATTGAGGCTTAAAAACCTGAATGTTGCCGAAAAACAATTCAATATTCAGCAACAATACCCGAATATATCTACTATTGTAGGCAAAGATGCGTGGTTCCCTGATTTTGGCAATGCAAAAAATTTAGAAAACGAATACCTTTCCAACCCTGTGTTAAATGCAGTTATAAATATGAAGGCTTCTTTTGAGGCAAACGTAAAGGTATTCATACGCAACATAAAAAACGGCGAAATAATAACAGCAGAAAAATATAGGCGTGGGCTTACAAAAGACAAAGACGTAAACAAGCTTTTGCAGTTAATCAACAACCCAAACCCGTTGCAATCCACAAAAGAATTTTTATTAATCAACTCTATATTAAAATCTGTTTTTGGCAATGCCTATATATACGGCAATTCTGCAAATGGGAAAATAGATTTCAACAACGTATATTACCTGTGGAACGTATGGCCGCAATATATGAAACCCGATTTAACAGAAAGGGATTATTTCAGTCAAGTTTCTGGGATAGGGATGGTGAAAAGGTGGGTATGGAACGGGCTGAACAATGAAAAATATTTTAGTACCGACGAGATACTCCACCGGAAAGAACCAAATATACGGTTGAGAAGCAATGTGGATTTGATACTCGGAGAATCTAAGCTTGTTTGTTTGTCTTACCCATTGTCAAATATAAAAATAGCTTATGAAAGCCGTAATTCCATAGCGCAGAATATGGGCATGATGGGGATAATATCAAGTAACCGGAACGATGGGAATATGGGTGCTATGATGTTGGACGATGAAGAACAAAAAGAAGTTCAGAACGACCTTTCTGATTACGGGACTAGGTTTGGGCAGAAAAAATGGCTTGTCACGAGGCACAATATCAAATACCAGTCTGTTGACCAAGACGTAAGGAAGCTGGGGTTGTTGAATGAAATAGTTTCCGATGCGAAGATAGTATGCCATGAATTTAATATCCCCCCGCTATTGCTGCAAATGGAACAAAGAGGGGCTACATTCGAGAACCAAAGGGTGGCAGAAAGGAGCGCATACCAAAATACGGTTATACCTGAATCAGAGGATAAATTCGAGGATTTGAACAACTGGTTGCAAACAAGGGAAAAAGGATGGGAATACGTCCCGGATTACAGCCATTTGCCTTCATTGCAAGAAAATGAAAAAGACCGCTCCGAAACTATAAAAAACACGAGCGCAGTTTATGAACGCCTATTTTTTGCCGGAGGGTGTACTTATAACCATTGGTGGCAAGCATTGGGCAAAGAGGTTATAAACGAGCCTTGGGCAAATAAAAGGATAGTAGAGATGTCTGACGAAGAAATACAGAAAATCAAAGGCAATTATTCAATAAGCATACAAAATGAAGGATAAAAAAATAAATATAGAAGAAGCAAAAAAGAAATTGGCTAAAAAGCTTCTTAAACAAAAAGACGGGAAAGTAATACATAAATAAGATGTACTGCAAAGCATTAAAAAAAGATTTTGCCGATAAAAGCGAGTTATTCCGCGAATTGAAGCAAAACGAGGAAAGGATAATATCATTAAAAAAGGCGCAGACATATAAAAGCGCAGAAAAAGGGCAATTAAGCATTTTCGGGGCATACCTTAAACCCGACTTAGTGGATAAATCACTAGGCATCAAACAAGGGTATGTATATCCAGTCATAAATACCACGCGGTATATGGATTCGCATGACGATGTGCATTTTGACGGGATATGGAAAAAAACATTGAAAGAACAATCAGGCAAGATATTTTATGCTTCTGGGCATAAATTGGACATAGACAATATAATCGCATGGCCGGAAGACGTAAGGGCTTTTACTGAAACCGTGGATTGGGCAATGGTAGGCAAAGACTATCCCGGTCAAACAGAAGCGTTGATATTCGAGATAGCAGAAGAAAACATAAAAAAACCGTCTGCATTGGAAGCCATAAGGCAGCGTAGGAAAGTCCAAGGGTCTGTTTCTATGATTTATGTCAAGATAACCCTTGGCTTGAACAGCGATGAAAAAGATTATGCCGTAAACAAGGCATATTATGATTCTCACTTAAATTTAATCGCAAATAAAGAAGAAGTAGAATCGCAGGGGTATTTTTTCGGCGTTGAGGAAGCCAAGATATACAAAGAAGGCAGCCTTGTGATAGCAGGGTCGAATGATGCGACAGAAATAATCTACCCAGAAGAAGAAGAGGAAGAAGAAAAAAAAATAATTCAGCCGGAGGAATCCACTGAAAAAAATATAGAGCCGGAAGAATCCACTCAAAGCGAGATTTATAAATATTTGTTGGAAAACATTAAAAAAATACGTTAAATGGAAGAAAAAGAAGCATTGCTGACCGAAATAAAAAACCTTATTTCAGATAGCACAAAAGGGGTTGTTAAAGAGGAAGAACTAGACAAGAAAATCGGAGAGGTAAACAAAAAATTGGAAGTCCTCAACAACAAAGAAAACAACCATAACGAGATCAACGATTTGAAAAAAAGCGTTGACAACCTCGTTGAGCAGTTGAACAAAAACAGCCTTGAATTGAAGGCGTTGCAAGAAAATGGCATTAAAGGCAAACAGGAAAACAAAACCTTGCGTGACCTTATGAAAGATGCTATTATGGAAAAACAGGATATTTTCCTGAAAGAAAAGAATGACGACTATGGGAAACGGATGTCTATGAAAGAATGGTTTTCTGAAAAAGGCAACCAAAATTCGCCGACATTTGTATTGAAAGATGCCGTAGATATGCTGCAATCAGCAATCAACGGGAATTATGTAAACTACCACCGCTTGACGGAATTAGATCCGATGAGGGTAGGCATCCCATTGACTATTTACCCGCACGTTTTGGGTGCAATGAGGTCAAAAAGGATTTCCAAGCCTTATATGGCTTTATTGGTAGTATATACCTATACTGACGGCACTGGCGTAAAAACAGAGGGTTCTGCATCAAGCAAATCAAGTTTCTTGCTGAAGACAGTAAATTTCCCGGCTTTCTATATCGCTACTTATTTTACGTTGTCCGATGAAACAATGGATGATTTAGAAGAAGTATTGGATGAAATCAATGCCACCGCACCCGACAAAGTACTCGATAAAATTGACGAGTTTGTATTGGGGACTACCGGGGATGATTCGACTGCAATCGCAGGGCTGTTTACATCTACGAAACATACTGATTTCGATACTACTACTTATGCTAGTTTTGCTGAAAGCGCGACTATTATTGATGTTATCGCTGCTGCAAAAGCACAGGTAGAGGCTGCAAAATACAAACCAGATGCCGTGTGGATGAACCCGCTTGATTTTGCGAAATGGGGAGCATTGAAAAATTCATTGGAAGATTCATTGAATGACCGAAGGGTTGCGTTCAACGCGCTTGGCGAACCTATTAGTGTTTGCGGGTTGCTTGTAAGGAAATCTGCTTATGTTACCGCAGATACATTGGCTGTTGTGGACAGCAACCAGCTTTGGATCGGTGTCCGCAAGGATATGACTATGGAAATAGGAAACAACGGCACTGATTTAGTAGAAGGGCAAAAAACAGCCGTCCTGAAAATCAGGGTTGCTTTTGGTGTCCGCGACAAAGCAGGTGTTGTTTATTCAGATGCTGTCACTGCTAACGCAAATACAATTTCAATTACGTAACCATGAGAAAGCTGATAATTCTATTAGCGTTGATCGTTGTAGCAATGGTCAGCATGGCGGCAGACCGCACGGGTGTTATTCGTACTGGTAAAAATACCATTAATTCGCCGTTTGCCCTTAATGCAAGCGATACGATAAATGAAAGCGACACTGTTACGTTTACTATTACCAATATCCAGCCATATTCACAAAACCAAGTTTTTACAATTGGCTTGGATTCTGTTTCTGGCACTCCTGGGGTAACGATTACTGCTTACGGGAAAGTAACGAGTTCAGGGAGTTGGGTCGCTATCGGTTCTGCTATTACGTGGACTTCGGATTCAAATGATGGGTCTATTACATCTACAAGCCCGATTAATTATAATTATTTAAAAGTCGAATTTATTTCCGATGCCACAGACCAGCAGACGTTGATTGATGTATTTCAGGTAAAAACTTCCAATGCGTTCAGCATACCTGCAAGTTCGGGGACGTTGACTGTTTCTCGTTCCGATGCTGGCACTGTTACTATTACAAGTGCAGACAATGATGCAAATGCAGCGTTGACTGTTGCGGCAGGAGGGACTGGGGCATTGACTTTAGGGGATGCTGGCTCGACTACTGCGATTACTTCAAGCGATTGGGCAATCGGGGCAACTGGTGCAATGACTGGCATAGGCGCAATCACAGCAGATGGTTTGATTACTGCAAACGCAGGGGTTACTTTAGGCGCTGGGGACGACCTTATAGGTTCGTCCACTTCCGATATTACAATCAATACCGACAAGTTCACCGTAGCAGGTGCTACTGGCAATACATTGATTGCTGGCACTTTGGATGCAGACGGCGTTTCGACTTTCAGTTCTGCAACGCCTATCGTATTTGACGGGACTGTAACCAAAGGGCTTAATTTTGCCAGTGTCACCCCGTCTTTTACCGATGCAGACAATGCGTGGTTTGCCGCAGGGACTTGGAACGATGCAATTGAAATCAGTTCGCAGACTGAACATTTTGTCCCTATACAGGTAAACTTAAAGAGTAAATCGAGTATCGCAAAGGATATTGCGGCTGCACGGTTCAGGGTAAATACCGATGCTGTCGGAGGCACTGCCAATACTTTGACAAATGTCAATGTCTTGGAAATGCGTTCAAAGCTGGAAGTTAATACCGGGAGCCATGCAAACTTGCAAGTATCGACAGAGGTAAGCGAAAACATTACCAATACCGGGGATTTGCTCGTTGGCTATTTCAGTTTGCAGGGGGACGGGAATATTACTTCCGGCAACCATGTAAACGTTTTGGAAGCTACCAATACGCATACGGGGACAGGTGTTGACAACGTTGCACATTTTACTGAAAATGGCACGGGTGGTACTATTACCAATATTTTAAAAGTAGAGGGGATTGCCGGGACTGCTACAAATCTAGCTGCATTGGTAAATACCGGGGCAACTGTTACAAGCGGGCTGGATATTTCCGGGACATTGACCAATGACATTGTTTTGCAGAATGACGAAACTATCGCAAACAGCACAGACGGTACTGTCGCTGTAAGCGGGGTACTTTCAGCAAATCTACGTGCCGCAACAATAGTTGTCAATACAGATGAATCAGAAACGTTGACTGCTGCCCAATCAGGGGCTTTCGTGACTTTTGACGGCGCAGGTACTGCGACTATACCAGATCCGTCTGCTGCAACAATAGGGGTAATCTATTATTTGCTCCAAACTGCCGATGCAGACCTGATAGTGACTTCTACTACTGCCGACAACAATGCTTTTATTGCCGACAATGTAGCTACATCGGATGCTGTAACCATGACAGGGGCTGGGCATAAGCTTGGCGGAGGCATGATGGTAGTAGGCGTTTCTGCGACCAAATGGTTTTGCGTTGCATTGAACCCTGAATCAGAATTGACACCAGAAGCAGCAGACTAATGGAAGCAATCCTTAAATCAGGCAAGATAGTCAAAGGCAAAGCAGCAGAGGTATTTGTCAGGATAGGCATAGCAAAAGAGGTATTGAAGCCTATGATGCCTATCGAGGCAAAAGAAGTTGCATTGCCAGTAAAAGAAGAAAAAGCAGTATTGGCTACCAAAGAATTTAAGGTAAAAATTGCTGCTAAAATACCTAAAAAAAGGGGTAGGAAGAAAAAATGAGCCAGATAGACTACACATATTTCATCCGGGAGATAAACATCCAATTGAACAGTTTTTCGGCGACAGACCCTGTTTATGCGGCATTGGTAAATGCTATCAGCAGGTACGAGGACGAGGTATTGAAAAAAGCCCTTGGTTATGCTTTATGGAAAGAATATACAGATGCTTACGCAGCTTCGATAGCTACGCCGCCGACAGCGTTAGCCCAGAAATGGTCTGACCTGAAAAACGGGGCGGAGTTCTCATTTGATTACTATGGGCATACGATAACCGAAAAATGGGTAGGGTTTACTAACAGCGACAAAATATCGTTGATAGCGAATTACGTATATTATCAACACAGGATGAATATTGAAACGTCTAATACTGGCATAGGAGAAAGGAAGGCAAAGGGCGAAAACTCTGTTGCAGCGGATGCAAAGCCTAAATTGGTAAAAGCATGGAACGGGATGGTAAAATTGTACGGGGAAACGCCAAGGGAATACATCTACAAGGATTATTTTTTGGACAATGCCAATTACGAGCATTTTGACACAGAACCGTCATTGTACAATTTCCTCCTTGCTAATCTATCCGATTACAGCAATTGGGTTTTTACCCCTTTGAAACTTAAACATAGTATGTGGTAATGGCAATAATGAAAGTGATACCAAGTGCGACCATAATAAATATCGTTGATGTCATCAGCGATATAGTAACGGCAGTCAGGGCAGAATACGATACTGTAAACAGCCCCGCCGAAACACCTTATTATATGCACGGTGCTTGGATGGAAATCGAAAATACTTTAAAAGAAAAAACCGAAGCTGGGAATGAATTGAAATTCAAAAAATACCCTGCAATCATACTTTTAGAAGATATAGATTCTAAAGGGGCAGATGGGATATTTGCTTTTAAAGCAAAACTCAACATTGTCATAGCTACGAACTCTACTGATTACTACAAGGCAGATGATAGATATACGAATACTTTCGACACGGTTTTGACGCCGTTGTATAAGTTGTTTATGAAACATGCCTTGAGGTCACTGAAACTCCATAAACAAAATGGGGTCATACAGCACGAGCCCATCAACAGGATGTCTTTGGGCAAGTCTAATATTTATGGCAAAGATGCCACTATCCCAGACGATTATGTCGATGCGATAGAAATAAAAAATTTTGATTGTAAAATTTATAGATAAACCATGACAGTACAAAAATTAATTTCAAGTTCATTGTCTAACCTCGGGTACGGTGGGGCAACGCGGGAAAATCCATTCGTGGATATTGCCGGGCTTGTAGCCACCACTACTGCGTTCAACCTTACTTCCCTTGCGCTTGCCGCAACGGAGGCTACGTGGACTGCTGGGGTAAAGGCAAAAACCGTATTCCCATTCCCTAAAATATGGGATGTAGAGGATGTTTCGGAAGAAATAAAAGTAGCTACTTCCACAAGTGGCAAAAACGTAAAACGCACTGCAAACAGGGTGATTAAAAAACGTTTTATGTTTGATGCTACAATGGATGTCAACAAAGCGTTGAAATCGTTTGACAATGCTGCGGTAAGGGTATTTATGTTTGATTCGAGCAACAATATCAAATTTTACCTTAATAGCGCAGTCCCTACGGGGTTCTCTGTTTCCAGCATTGTTTTTGAGGGACAGAAAGATGCTCCGCAAGATGGGAGCAAACCTTCTTTGGCTTCGGTTCTGATCGCCTTTAAGGACAGCGAAGAATGGGATCAGTACGGGCATTATGTCTGCCCTACATGGCGTATTGCCGATGTCGAGCCGCTTACCGATGTTTACATCGAACAGGTAGGTACATTTGCTGCGACAGGCGGGACGGTACGGGCTTATTCGTATTCCAACTATACTTCGGCAGGGGCTATCAATAAAATCCCGATCACTGGGTTGGTCAAAGCCGATTTTATCGCGCTTACGGCGGCTGGTGCAAGCCAGACTTCTGCTATTACTGGATCGGTTACAGACAACGCAGATGGTACTTATACCATGATTTGCACTGGTTTTGCAACCGGGACTATTGATTTGACGACCCCTGCGGCACTCAGCAATGGGTACTTTGACGGGGTAGCCGGGACTATAACAGTAACCTAATAAAAGGGGGCTAACGACCCCCTTTTAAAAATGGAATTGCAACAATTTGCCACAAATTGCGAAACGCTGAACCCTTGGGAGGTGCTGATGCCGATATTGGAAAAATATTTACCTGAAATGGTTGAAAAAAATAAAGACAATCTTTGGGATGGCAAAACATCCACTGGATCGAATATTATTCCAACTTATTTAACAGACCCGTATTTTCCACATACAACACCGGGGGGAAGGGTTATAACGGCAAAGGCATATATGGCATGGAAATCCAGCCCCGGTTACATGCAGGGTTCGTCAAGAAATAAGGAAACTCCGAATTTGTATATTTCGGGCAAGTTTTACAGTGAAATAAGCGCGGTTGTAACAGGGTTGGGGATTGAATTTGATGCAGAAACATCATTAGGAAGCGCAATACAGGCAAAATTTGGCAATAAGGTTTTGGGTATTACAGACAAAGATTGGCTTCCTATACAGGAAAAAGTAATACCTGAATATGTAGAGGCACTAATACAAAAACTATTAACATGAATTTATCAGAATTATCTTATTCAGACCTTAATCATTTATTAACCGATTTAATGGAAAGTCGCCATTCTATTATGGAATATTTATGGAAATTAACGGGCAATTCTTCTAAAAATAATCCATACAAGGAATACCGTAAACTAAAACCAGCACCACAAGAAGAAATAGAATTAGCAGACAAAGATGTGGGCGACCACAATTTTAAAATAGCAAAGGTTATTGATAGGATAACGTTTTTGATGAATGATATTGATTACGAAAAATAATTGCTATGGAATTAAACGGGCATGAACTCGAAATGGAATACGTGGGCTACAAGACCCAACTTGGGTTGTTCAAAAAAGGGCATTACGGGAGGAATATCTGGCATTGGGTAATCCGTCTGTATCTGCGCTTTATGTTGGTAAAACGTTTTTTCAAGTTAAGGAAAGACTTTAAATCCGGGTTTATCGAACCGGAGGCATACAAGATTTACAAAACAATGTTAATACACTGATTATGATAGGAAAAGAAATATTTAAAAACTTGGGTTATGTCAGGGAAATGGCGAAGGCACAGGCTCAGAAGCTTGGGGTCGATATGGCAATATATAAAACAAAAATCGGGGGTGACGAAGTTTTCCAAATCACTGAAACAACGAACCCTGCGGCGGGGACTGTCGAAATTGTACGCTACGCCAAGCCAGTTGATGATAGAGCCGTTCTACGAGATGATGAAAACGTGGGATTTGAGCCTGTTGAAGAAAAACCCAAAGGCAAAGGTAAGCACAGAGTTGTTGTTGATGACATGGAATAACCTGCGGGAGTATTATTTTTTGAATACCAATAAGCAAAATTGGGAAACTTTTATCGACAACTTGAAAAAAATTGCCGCCATAGAAAACGAAATTACTTCGTGCAAGGCAGGTGCTATTTTAGTTAAATATGGGCATGAATCAGGGAAAGATGTTTTGGGGTATTGGGGCATAAATACGACAGACGAAAGTTTGATTAGGAGCGCAATATTGCAACGGGAAACAAAGAAGAGGTTGATTGAGGCCCGGATGAATAAAAACGATAAACAAGAGAGATTCGATTTTTACGAGATGTTGGCAAATATCGAAATGAGCTTGCCACACCAAATAGACATTAAAAATACAAGTTTAGAGAGATGGTGCGGGATATTAAAAGGCATAAATTCAAAGAACAAGATAGAAAAAGCGGCATACAATAAAAAGAAATGAGCAATTTAATTACCAAAGAAAAACTTATTGACGAACCGGGGATAATGAAGTCCCTGAAAAATATTGCCAATGGGATAAAAAAATTAAATACTACCATTGAACAAATTGGCTCGTCTGGGAAAAACGTATCTTCTTTGGTTAAACTTGCAAAATCCTTGAACGACATAGCCACAGCAACAGAAAGGGTAAAAACAAATAGCGAAAGGTTAGCATCGACAACTGAAAAATTAACAAAAGAGGAGAAGAATTTTTTGGAGTTGATGAATAAAATCAACAATGCTGAAAGGATAGCCGCAAACGCACAGGCAGCAAAAACACGGGCAGACATAGCAGAAACAAATGCCATAAAAGCCAAAACACAGGCTAAAATAACAGATGAAAGGCTGACACAAGCCCAGATACGGACAACAAAGATGTCAACGGATGCAACAGCAAAAAAAACATCATCCTTGACCAACCTAATAAAATCAATAGGGGTTTATGCAGCCGCTATGTTCGGTATCAATAGGCTCATCCAATTTTTCTCCCGCGATTTGTTGAACCTTATAAGGCAACTGGATTCATTGGGTTTTGCAATGAAAACAATTATAAAGGATTCTGGTGAGTTCGCACGGACACAGGCATTCCTTTCAAAGACTGCCATTGATTACGGTATGGATGTATTGACTTTGACGGAAAGGTATATAAAATTCAGGGCAGCATCTATGCAATCTAATATGTCTGCATCCGACACGATGAATATCTTTAATTCGCTTGCAAAGGCAGCAGGGGTATTGGGGCTGAAAACAGACGAAGTAAACGGGGTATTCCTTGCATTGGAACAGATGATTTCAAAAGGGACGGTTACCACCGAAGAGCTTAGGAGGCAATTGGGCGAACGTCTTCCGGGTGCGTTTGGTATTATGGCAGATGCTTTGGGGGTTTCTGTAAAAGAACTGAATAAGATGTTAAAGGCTGGGTCGGTATTGTCTTCCGATGCTTTGCCTAAATTTGCTGTTGCCTTAGAAAAAGCTTATGGCATAGAAGCTATAAAAAAAATAGACACCCTTGCTGCCGCACAAGGAAGGTTAAAAACAGCATGGGTTCAATTTATAGATTCGCTGAATATTTCCAATTTATATAAAAATATTATATCAGGAATAGCAGATACTATTTCAGACTTTGGCGATATAATAAAGTCAAATTCTAAAACATTGGCAGAATATTCAACAGAAATAAATGAATTAGATAAAAATTTAAACCCGCTTCTTATTACATATAAAGAATTAAGCATAAAGCAATCATTATCTGAATCAGAGCAAAAAAAATTGAATGAAACTATTATGGGCATAGGGAATGTAGTACCTTATGCAATAACAAAATTTGATGAATATGGAAATGCTATTGAAATAAATACTGATAAAATAAATGAATACAAAAAAGCCATTAGTGCTATGTATTTAGAAGAAAATAAAAAAGTAATATCGACTAAAGAAAAAGAATTAAAAAGAGCAAATGAAGAATTAATAAATTTAGAAATAAATTTGAAAACAATAGATATAACATCTCCGGCAGTTAAAGCAAATATGAATTGGACGGTAAAAAGAATGGAATTGCTTAATCAAAAAATAGCAACAACAAAAAACTCTATATTAGGATTAGAAACGCTTTTAAAAAAATTAAAAGGAGAACCATTGCTTCCAGATGAAAGCTCTGGGATAAAAATGTTCGATTCGTCAGATGTAGAAAAACAGATAGATGCAACAGAAAAAATGTACAAGGAATTTTCTTCTGTCAATAGAAAGGAATTAAATAAAGAATCACTTGACTTATTGATTGAACTTGAAAAAAACGGCAAAACATTCAAAGATTATCTGAAAAATAAAATCAAAGAGAAGGATAGCCAAATCAAAGAATCCGATGAACAATATAAAAAAGAAAAAGAGTTATATGAAAAATACCGCGATGGAATAGAAAAAGTCGATGATGAAACCCTTGCAAAACAATTTAAACGTTACGAAGATTCTGGCATTGTTGTAGAAGAATATTCTAAAGCACAATTTGCGTACCAGATTAAACTAAATGAACTTGTAAACAAAGGGGCAAAAAAATCATCACAAGACAAGTTGAAAATAATGCAAGATGAACAGGCTGCCAAACGGGAAATAATGGAGCAGGGATTTGAGTTGGAATTATCTAAAATGGATACGGAAGGTGAAGCAATGCTACTTAAACAATTTACTTTTGGGCAAAAATTATTGGAACAAAAGAAGCTCGACTTAGAGGCTCAATTAGAATTAGTAAAAGGGGACAAGGTTTTAGAAGCCGATATTTACCGCCAAATAGAAGCAACAAAGACACAAATTGCAATCGATGGCAATAAATACAGGATTGCAGCACAAAAACGTGCAGATAAAGAAGCTTCCGACAAGTTTATGTCCGACTTAGAACATAAAAACAGCGAATACGAAACGGCATTGACCATCCAATTAAACAACGACCTTAAAAAAGTCGCAAGCGCAAAGGATGCACAGCAGAAAATGCTGGATTTGGAATATGAATACAACCAAGCGGTTTTAAAATACAGGAAGCAGGAATACCAAGCCGCGATTGACGGGGACAAGATTACTGTCGAACAAAAAGAAAAACTGAAAGAACAGATAGACAAAATAAACCAATCGCTTGCTGAAAACAGCGTAAAATACACAAAGGATTCCGGGAAAACAGAAGTCAAAGACCAAAAGCAGAAAATCCGCGACATGGGGGATATGGTCAACGAAGGCTTTAATTTCAGGAACGCCTTATACGAAGGTTTTCTTGAACGCGCACAAGAAGCATACGACCTAGAAACAAAGATGGCCGGGGACAACGTAGAAAAACAGATTATAGCCAAACGCAAATTCGAGAAAGAAGACAAAAAAATAAAACGCCAAATGGCTATTTCCGACAAGCTACAAGCATTGTTCAATATCGGGCTTACATTGGCAACAGCGAGTGCAAAATTAAATACTTTCCAGATCGCAGCAGCAATTTTGGCTGCTGCAACCGTAATTGCTACCCCTATACCTGCTTATGCAAAAGGGGTTGAAAATGCGGAAGATATGTTTTTTGCAGGGGAAGAAGGGAGCGAATTGATACTAAAAGACGGAAAGGCTACGATAACCCCCAATAAAACGACTTTATTCAAAGGGTTCGGAGGGGCGGAAGTATTGCCCCACGATGAAACGCAAAAGTGGCTGGCGAATTATGCCATGAAACAGTCTTACGACATAATAGACATGTCGCAAACGAACAGCTATTTGAAAAGCATCGACAATAAATTAGGGGCAAAAACAGAAACAAGTATTTTGCCCAACGGGAAAATAAGGATTAAACGGGGTCATGTAATAAGTACGATAGGATGATATTGGCGCAATTGAACATATTAGGGTTTTACTCGGTTAAGGCTTCGAGGCAATGGGACAATACCGCAAACAAAGAATTGCATATTGTTTTCCTCGAAACGAACCATGTCCCGGCAGTACAATTGGCAGTAAGCGCAGGGACGGCAGCTACTATACAGCTTTATACATATTTGGACATAGCTGCTGGCGACCCTATAAATATGGTAGTAACAGACCTTACGGATTACGTGAGGCTCAATTATTTGGGCGAAACATTGACGGGCGGCGATGTCTTGACGGACGGGTATTATTATATGAAAATCACCAATGGGGGATATTCTTATTATTCTGATATGTTCGCATGGACTTCCGATGTCACGGAATTATTGAAGGTTTCGGCAGTTTCTTCTAATATAAGCCATGGCGGGTATATATTCGATTTGACTAATTTTACTTATTTGTGCTATTTAAACGCCGAAAAATTAACCCCGCAACCGGAAAATGAAGAGGATGCAGAAACGGACAATGGGGTTGTTTCGCCTTATTATTCCAGTTTATCAATAACTAGGCAATGGAAGGTCTGGGGGTGCGAACACATATATTTGTTTTTATTGAGGTTGAGGCAATTCGATACAAACGGGACGGTTACAATAACATGGAATTATATTGCATATACGGCAAACGATATATTGGTAGAGATAGAAACAGACCACGCGGATGGCGACTTATTGGACATATCATTGAAGATAAAGCCGCCTGACGAGGTAACGAAAGTAATAAACACTATTTGATGGAAGGCAGCGTTTACATAAAATTTGGCATTACAGGGACTTATTTCCAAGTCGATCCTGAAAAAGTGAACCCGTTCAGCGATGAGTTGATTGACGGGATGCCTATCAAGCGCAAAAAATGGGACAAGGTAATAATCAAGAACAAGCCTTACAATTATAGCAATTTAGACCTTGAAACCGCCACAGAAGCAGAAATAAACCGGGAGAAGCTTTATGACGTGATAATGGATACCTCCCCGACTACCGAAATATACATAAAGTACATTGCACCCAATTTGACAGAAATAGAAGGCTATTTCGGGGTAATAGACTGCGAAATAAACGACTATAAGACATTCATAACCATAACGCCTACCATTTACGACCAATACACTGATTTCCTTGAAAACAGGGAAACCAAAGTAAATGTATTCGGCGGCAACGATTTAATTGTAAACGGCAATTTCGACAGTTGGACAAGCGGGTTGCCAGTAGGGTGGGAATATGAATATAACGAACCTGAATTTAATTCTGTATTAAGTAAAAATTGTGCATCATTATTAGCAAAAACCAGATTTACTGATGTAAAATCAATTATATATCAAAATATTGAAAATATACAAGAAGGCAGTAGTATTTTATTTAGTTTTTATTATGAATTGATCGGAGAAGATGATGTTAAAGAAAATTTAGGGTTGCGTATTAAATTAACAGATGGCATCAATACCAAATATGCAAGCAGGGATGGCAATTGGGGAGATGATGAAAACAAATTTAATTATGTAACCAATAAAACAGCAATACCAGAATCAAGTCTTTCTTCTTTTAAATACATACAAATAGTAATCGACCCTGCACCAATAAGCGGTGATTTAGAAATTAAATTTTATCACGAATACAATACTACAACATGGTTTGAAAGCAATTTAATTATTTCTAATGTAGAGGCATATTCTTCTGATATACCTTTTATAGACCTTAATCTTCAATTGCTCGCAGACAACCTTGTAATAAAGCCGCAAAATGAATTGCAAAAAACAGACGGCTCTTATTTCAGCCGCTTTTGGGCTGACCCTGTGGTATGGAGGTTGGTAGGCAGCGACCCGGAAGTAGATTTATTGGATTATTTCGATGAAAACGGAGTACCCGAAAGCGCATATTTGTCGCATGGGCAATATGGGCCACGGGAAGAGGAAGGGCTGTATTATACGGATTTGATTACAGAATTTGACACAGATGACGAACATAGCAAATTTTACAAAGGAGAAATTTGCAAATTGACTTTGTATAAAGGGAAAAGGTATGGCTCTGCGACAAAAAAACATAGGCACATAGAAGCAATCGCAGAATTTGCAAGGGATGAATACAGGAAAGTTGACGAACCGGACGGGGAAGGCGGGTATGTGCCACCAGAAGAAGATGTTGGCTGGGTGCGGACTGTGGACAAAAACGACAAGGGCAATTTGTGGGTACGCAAACCGTTCAATGGGGTAGTCACAGAATGGTCTTTAGGGGAATTGAATACAACAAGTGGCAGGATAGGAAGTTTTGACTATATAGAATCATTGGTATCAACCAAAGTTTACCCATATAATGAATCTTCGATAGAACTAAGCGCAGGTGTGGATTTTAAAGAAATTGTAAAAAAGGTTTACAGGAGTACCCATTCCTCTTTAGCAGGGAAAGAAGTATATTCTACTTTCTTTTGGGGTGACGAACCAGCAGGGGCTTATACCGATGCTTTGAAAGAACATATCCCTAGGTATTCTTCCGGGATAAATTATTATACGATGGAAGACAATTACCTTTCAAAAATTGCCGCTATACATACGTTTCAATTCAAGACAGACAAATCGGAAGATTCTGATGATGCGACTTTGTATTTGAGTTCAAAAGATGTCCTTGATAATTTAATGAATTTGCCAGCGCATTTATTTTGGTTTATAGACGCAGACAAAAATTTGCATATAGAACATATTTATTATTTGGACATCATAAACGACTTCGTAAACCTCGAATCTTTGCCTGATACTTATAAAGCATGGAAGTACGACAAAGAAAAAATGTTTGCTACAATTGAACACAGGATGGCAAATTCCGGGTATTCTGATTTTTCGTTTACCAAATTCACGTTCGACAAAATTGTAACGAATAAGAGAAACCAAGATATTAAAAGCAATAAAAAAACAGAATATTTGACTACTGACATCCAATATTGCATAGAAAACCCGGATGATTTGGAGAACGGTATCGTATTGGTAAATTATGAAACAATAGGCGGCGAAAACAATGTAAAATACGGCACTGGTTTTATTTCAGGCAAATCTATACCTAACGGGCTATTGTCTTTGTCAAACCTTGCAAAGACATTCGGCGATTATGAAGGTACATGGGAAAACGGGAAAATAAACGATGAAGACGTAGAGTTCAAATATACTTTGCGGGTAAAAGAAGGGCTTGAAGAAATAAATTTATCAGGGGTATATGAAGAGGATTATTATTTGAACGATTTAGGGATAGGATTTGCAAAAACAAAAACTATCGACTACGAGAAGGGGACTACCACGGTAAACCTTGTTTATAGGTATGTCGATTGGTATATAATTGTTGAAACTGACAATATAATTGATATGTAATTATGAGTTTAACGCAGACACGGCCTAAAGATTTGGTTGCATACGACCCTGATGCAGAGGGCGCACCCGATGTTACGGAATTAGAGTTCGTAGTTGACCACAGCACTTTTGCGAAGCCAAAAAGTTTTAGCCAAATGGCAATGTCGAGTTTGTTGGGGCATATAGAAAAAGATAGGTTGACAAATTTATCTAGCGCATCTGTAAGCGTGGTGTTCGGGTCTGCTTTTTCTTCTGTTCCTACTGGCGAAGTGCGAGTTTATAGGATGGACCCAATGGACGGCGGGTATATAAGGCAAATGGTAAATTGGGTATTTGACGATATAAACCAGCCTTCAACCACTGGGTTTAATTTGACTATTAATAGTTCAGAAAGTTTGACTGGGGTTGTTTTAGAATATAATTTTCAATAAAATATGAAAAAATTAATTATTGCTATATTATTTTTAGCTGCTTCGGTTTTTGCACAGGCACAAATCAAAGGATATACGGTAAGGGGGACTATATCTGTTACGGCTGATTCATTGTTGGTATTCAACGGCGACACGCTAAAGGGGACTACCCAGATCGCATTGACGGATACATTGGTGGTCACTGCCGATTATTTGGCGGCGCAATTGGCAGCTTCTGGCATGGATTCGCTTTACTTCAACCCCAATTCAGGGTATATAAGCGCATACAACAACGGGGCGTTTATTGATTCTGCAAGCATAGACGACAGGTATCTATTATTGTCTGCTTTCGGGGACAGCCTTTCCGTGCATTTTTTAACGGAACTTGATTCAACTGGTTTCACGTTAGGTGCTTCGCAGGTAACTGATTTCCAAAGTTCGGTAGAGGCTTATTCCATAAACGAGGAAACCTTGTTTATAGGCGATTCTGCGAACATAGTCCATTGGGGGGACACTGTTTCGGATATTGCGACAAAATACGATATAGATACTATTGCCCGGTTTTCTGGGGACTATGGCGATTTGGACAATATCCCTGCAACGTTTGCCCCGGCAGTGCATGGCAATGAGGCGCATACGGATACTTATATATCCGTAGAATTGGACGGCGACCCGACAAACGAATTGCAGGACTTGACACCTTATGTCCAATATACGGATTCCGGTACTGTATTCCCGACAGTTTACCAATTGGATACGGCAAAGGCGAACATCCGGGGGGAAATTCCAGATACTTCCGGGCTTTGGCATTTAAACAGAAGTGTTTTGGATTTGATAGAATCAGCTTATTTAGATGCAGATTCTATAAAATTGGCTGGCATAGAAGCAGGGGCGACAGGCGACCAAACAGGGAGTGAAATAGAGGGGTTATTAGATACCGAACTTGCAAATACTGATTGGAAAAAAGCCATCGGGATTGTAGCCGGGACGGTTGCGGCTGGTGATGATTCCCGTTTCCACGATTCTGTCACCGTATCCGGTGAGGATTACGCAGCGATAGCAGGGAATCAAAACATTGTTTTTTCAGAGGTCGATACTTCAAATATAAATACAGCGAATTTTATTTCTTTGATTGAGGCAAATTCCGGGAGTGCAAGCAATACGGAGAATGTTACACAAACGGCACATGGTCTGTCGGTCGGGGATTGGATAAAGCATGACGGGGTAAGCTATTCGCTTGCACAGGCGGATGCAGCAGCCAATGCAGGGGTTATCGGGGTGGTGTCAGACAGTGTTGATGCAGACAATTTCACATACCAGTTCGCTGGGGTTTATTCTGGTGGGACGTGGACATTGGGGGCTAACTATTTCCTTTCTGTCGATAACGCCGGGGTTGCTGAAACTGGCATAACCTATGTATCCGGGAATATCCGGGTATTCGTGGGGACAGGGGTCGCCGGGGGGCTTCTATTGGAAATTGACGTAGGTACGGAAATAGCGGCGGTAAACCCGTCAGTGGATTCATTGATAGCGGGGGACTTGGTAGATTTGAACCAAGGTTCTGGCGATGTTACAGTAAGCGTTGACTTGTCGGAACTTGTAGGTGATGAAACTGCTGCGTTGACGGATTCTATACCATGGATAGATGCAAGCACCGGGCAAAAAAAGATGCTTTTAAGCACCCTGAAAACTTTAGTTGCTGATGGTACTGGTACGGATGACCAAACAGCAGCAGAAGTATCAATAGCAGATGCAGGTGGCATAATCACAGCAACCGATGTAGAGGGGGCTTTGCAAGAAAATAGGACTGCAATTAATTTGAACACGGCGAAGGTTACCAATGCAACCCACACAGGCGATGCAACCGGGGCGACAGCCTTAACGGTTGTCGCTTTAAACGGGACTAATCTTGCAGCACTGGGGACAGGGTTGATAAAGAATACTACAAGTACTGGGATACCTTCGATTGTAACCGACAATTCAAGCAACTGGAATACCGCTTATACGGATAGGCTGAAATGGGACGGCGGGGCGACAGACTTAGTGGCTGCAACGGGGAGGACTTCGTTGGGGGCGACAACGGTTGGTGGTAACCTGTTTACTTTGACAAACCCTTCAGCAATAACATTTTTGCGTGTAAATGCTGACAATACGGTTACCGCCCAGAGTGCGGCTGACTTCAAAACATCGCTTTCTTTGAATAGCGTGGAAAACACGGCAATATCCACTTGGGCTGGGAGCGCAAATATAACAACTTTAGGGACGGTGACTTCCGGGACTATCGGGGCAAGCTCGGTACTCGGAGGGGTTACGATGACATTGGGTTCTGATGCAGATGGGGATATTTATTACAGGAGTTCCAATGTTTTGACAAGATTGGCAAAAGGGACTGCAACCCAAGTGTTGACGATGAACGCAGGTGCAACCGCCCCGGCTTGGTCAACTGTTTCACAGGATAACCATACCACGCAGACATTGACTGTCGGCACTGATACTTTGGACTGGGTTTCCGGGGCTGATGGCTACATAAACGAACTTTCGGGCAACGCTACTGTAAAAGTCCACAATGTCCCGGACGGCAAATCAGGGACTATTCTAGTAATCAGGGATGCGACAAATACCGAAACATTCACGGTAAATGTGTATTCGGATGCTGGGAGTACGGAACTCACCCAGAAAATCATCGGGGCAAACAACGCTATCACGGGTACTGCAAGCAAAAGCAGCACTATCACATATAAACGGTTTGGCACAAACGTAACATTGGTATATGGGCATGAATACGAGTAAGGTTATATTTGGGCTATTGTTGTTCTCTTTCTACTCTTTCGGGCAGGACGACATGTTTTATTTGGCGGGGCAAAGCGGGTTTACTTACGACCTAACCGATGGCTTGATCTCCCTTTGGGAGCTTGATGAAACAAGCGGGACAAATGCTGCTGATGCACATGGGAGCAATGACGGGACTTATACCAATAGCCCAACTCTGGCTCAAAGTACGGTTGCAAACTTGGGCTATTCCTGTCAGCTTGACGGGACTAATGATTATGTGCAAGTAACTAGCAATGTAACGGGTTATGCTTCAGCAATAACTATATCAAGTTGGGTTAAGCCAACAGACAATGCAAATAAACATATATTTTTCCTAGTTAAACGCACATCATCAGATGTTGAATGTTTTCAATTTTACAAATATAAATCTACTTCTGCAATAACGTTTCATCAAAGCGCGGCTAATTATGCTAATTCAACGAGTACGCTAGCAATAACTAACAATGTTTGGTATCACATAGCTGTAACATACGATGGAAGTTATGTTAGATTCTATGTGAATGGTTCGCAACATGGCAATGCGGTTGCAAAAACTTGGACGTTTTCAGAATCGGATTATGATACTTTTATTGGAACTGACAATGCTGGGAATTATACGGCTGGGTATTTTGACCAAACAGCCATTTGGGGGAGGGCTTTGTCTGCTGATGAAATGACCTTCCTAAACGATAGCCAAAGCGGCCGCCCTTACGTGAACTTCACAGCTTGTACCCATATGTTGTGGGATGACTTGCTAGATAGGAAATTTGGGTTTAAATCATTATTAAAAATAGCAAGCTAAAATGAAAACAATAAAACTAAAAATAAAAAGCTTTTTACATGATTTAAAATTAATGCTTAAATATTTAGCCATGAAAACACTAGTCGTAATATCAATGATATTCTTAGCCTATAATATACAGGCTCAAACAGTAGAACAGTTAAAAACTTATGTTGACAGCCAGAAAACAACCGTCAATGAAAAAGTTGGCGAAAAGTGGCAGCCAATTTATTCAGACAGCACGTATTACCGTGCAAAGGCGGGTGATTCGATCTGGTATTCTCAGGAATCGCAGGATTTGTCATTGAAAGGGAAAGCATTGAAAAATAGTTGGTCGAAAAATGACACTGTCTATGTCCCCCAGATTACCCGGCACTCATTCCAAGAGGAATGGCTATACAACGGGGTTGTCATATATAAACAAAAAATAGGCATATATGCAAATGTGGTGAAACAAAAACCCCAAAAAGAACAGTTGATAGACTGGCTTAAATATGCCAAAACAAACGATATAAAAAGCAATAATGTTATATTGATAGGCGACTACATATTAGGTAAAAACCAACCTGTCATACAACAGGACAGCATAATTAAAGAAATCAAGAAATGAAAAGGCTATTATTCATATTGTTGTTTGCCCCGGCGTGGCTATTCGCACAAGACCGGGCGACATCGCAGCAGATACTTTCCGGTAGCGGCAACGTGGGGACGGTTACCAGCGTAACTAGCGCAAACTCGGATTTGGCGACAGTGGCGAATACTACCTCTACTCCGTTGATTACTATAATCACAGGGGCGGTAGTGGATGATGGCACGGGGTTGAGTACGCAAGACCAGATACATGATTATATCGCTTCGCAGATAGCCAATTTCATAACCAAAGCACAAACCACAGACAGTTTAAATACCCGGTTGGCTAGCTACCTGCCTAAAATAGACGTGGGGGATTCGATAAATGTTTATATAGCAGGAAAGGTAAACTATACGGATTCGGTTACAAAATATGTAACCCCTACTCAATTGGAAACTGAACTAAATGCTTTGCCGGGCGGGCATGATGCTGTAACATTAGCCGGGGAGGACTACCTTTCTTTGAGTACGCAGCAAATAACAGCAAACGAAATAGATACGGCAAACATAAACATAGCCGAATTTTCTACATTCGTATCCAACCATTCATCGGTATCAAGCATAACTGGAAATGAAAGCGCGTTTGACGGATGGGACAAAGATTCATCTGATGACTTTGGAGGGGCTTATTCCAGCCTCTCCGGGATACCATCGACTTTTGCCCCGGCGGCACATACGTTTGGTTCTCATTCAGACGTTACAATAACATCAATCGCTTCTGGTGAAATATTCAAATGGGATGGGTCAAAAGTAATAAACAATACCCTTGCAGAAGCAGGTATACAACCAGCAGGGAGCTATTTGACATCAGAAACAGACGGGTCGGTATCGAATGAAGGCTCTTTTACCGTATCGGCTGGGGCTTCAAATACATCGGTCTTAAACTCGAATACTTCCGGTTCGACAGCAGTGACTTTACAAGTAGCCGGGATAAATACTATTTCCGAAGCAGGGAATACTATCACAATAACCGGGACGGAAGTCGATGGAAGCACCACAAACGAAATTGAACTCCCATCGCAGACAGGAAACAACGGGAAATATCTGACCACAGACGGCTCTAATTCAAGTTGGGCGACAGTAGCAAGCGGGGTGACAAACCATAGTTTATTATCAAGCTTGGATTATGCAAGCGCAGGTCATACAGGATTCCAGCCTACCCTTGTATCCGGGACAAGCATAAAAACAGTAGGCGGGGTGACTTTGCTAGGTTCTGGTGATATAGGGATAATAGGTTCTGCTTACGGTGGCACGGGCAACGGGTTCACGAAATTTTCAGGTGCAACCACAGCAGAAAAAACATATACATTGCCGGATGCAAGCGCGACATTATTGTATTCAGGCGGGGCTTTAGGCACTCCATCATCAGGGACTTTGACGAATTGCACTTTCCCAACGTTCAATCAAAATACTTCCGGCTATGCTGAATCATTGAAAAGCGCATCGACAACCGGGTTGTTCAAAGTAACAGGGATAGCGGCAGGTGCTACAAGGACGAAAACAACAAGGGATGCAGATGATACGTTTTTAGAATTAGGCGGTTCTTATACACCTACTGGGACTTGGTCATGGACAAGCGCATCGGTGACATGGCCTACGTTTAACCAGAATACTTCCGGGACGGCGGCTGGGCTTAGTTCTACATTGGCTATCGCAAGCGGGGGGACTGCCAAGACATCGTTTACTGCCTATATGCCTATCACGGGAGGCACGACCACAACAGGGGCGTTGCAATCAGTGGCAACGGGTACTCAGTATTACCCATTATGTTATAATACGTCTTCGAGCCTGCCATCTTTCCAATTATTGCCAGTTGCAGGGGGCGGGACAGGCAAAGCAACCGTAACAGCCAATTCATACCTAAAGGGCAACAATACTTCTGCTCTCGTAGAAAGGACTTATGCAGAAGTAAAAACAGATTTGAGCCTTAACCTTGTCGAAAACACGGCTTTATCTACTTGGGCTGGGACTACCAACATAACCACGATAGGCACATTGACAAACGACTTGACCGTAAGCGGCAAACTCACACCCTTATTGATAACCCAATCAAACTCTGCAACATCCGTCAATAGCGGGTTGCTGGTAAAGAAAGCAGCAGGTACAAGCGCAGCTTATTTCAGCTACGATGAAGCAAATGCAGCAGTAGAAATAGATAATCAAGCAAACGTAGCCACCAATTTTCAATGGAGCGGTTCTACTAAGATTTCTATCAGCAACCAAGCAGCGATAACCTTAAAACATGTGATTGACGAGCCAGCGACCCCTGCATCCGGGTACGGCGTGTTTTTCTCTTATAACGATGCACCATATTGGAAGGACGACAACGGCACTTTGACAAGCCTATTACCGACAAGCGCAGCACCTACAAATGCTACTTACATAACCCAGACAACAAACGCTACATTAAGTGCAGAACAGGCATTGAGCAGCCTTTCAACTGGGTTATTAAAGAATACAACCGGGACGGGAGTATTGTCAATAGCAGCAGCAGGTACGGATTATCAAGCGGTACTTGTTTCAGGCACAAATATCAAAACAGTAAATTCCACTTCTTTGCTTGGGAGCGGGGATATTGCCATAAGCGGAAGCACAACTTTGACGGTACAAACATTAACATACAATGCTACCAATACGACTATGGACTACAATAGCGGTGCAGCAGGTCTGTTGACTTTGACTGGCAATGTAACTACTTTGACACTTTCAAACGTACCGGACGGCGGTTGGGGTGATATTATAATAATACAGAACGCCACCGGGGGATACGGGGTTTCGGACATTGCCCATTCCGGGTTGACATTAAGGTATAAAGACGGTCTTCACCCGACAGCCGGGAACATCAGTTCTGCTGCAAGTGGAAGGACAGTATTGAGCTATATACGAAGGGGGAGCTATTTGTACATAACATTCGGGAGGTTCACAGCATGATAAACCAAATATTCATACTATTCTTTTTGCTGGATTTTTTCAGCCTTAACAACATCCCGCAACCAGCAGAGATATTGCAGACTAGCGCAACAGGGATATTCAACCAAGCGCACTCGTCTTGTATCCGGGGGGACAAAATATATTTAGGAGAACGGTCAACAACCCCTAAAGTAGTCCGATTCAACGACCTTGACGATTTGAGCGATTATACGTCGCAGACAATATCCGGGACGCAGGATTTGGAATCAATGGTTTACGACCCTGTTACAGACAATATCTATGCAACAGGGTACGACAATACCACAAATTATTACCTTGACATAGTAGAAATTGACCCGGTAACGCTATCAACTTATACGGTTCACCACATAACGAACGGGGGGAGCAGCTACGTTGCTTATTCGGGACCGTCTATTTGCACAGATGGTACATATATATACGGCGTGACCTATGAATATGGCGGCAGTTGCGAATTTTTCAAGATAGACATGTCAACGTGGACGATAGTAGATACCCAAGAATGGACGAACGCAGACCGGGGACATTCCTGCCAGATAAACATAGCAAGGGGCGAAATGTATGTGACTTCCTTCGGTGACAATATGTTTGCAAAAGTAAGCCTATCAGACCTTAGTTATTCGGAAGTTGACATGTCGAGCTATGTGACCAATCCGACAGATGATTTCTGCTATTATGATGACGGCACGACTTGCAGGTGCTACATCGCAGGGGAAAACTGGACTGCTGGGAATACGGGGGGCGTGGTAGTCACGACTACAAGCTCAAATGCTTTGTCTGCATTGTCGTTTACGAAAAGCTATGGTGTTTACAGGTATGGCACTACTGTTTTGAATATGGGTTACAAAGGCGAGTGCGTACAAACGGTGGATGCTACCGATTATGGCACGACTGAAACATACCCTGTCGAAACATCGGGCTATGTATTGAATGAAATGGTAGTATTGAACGGGAGGATATTTGCTACGCACTGGCACGCTTCTGCTTCTGTCTTATTAGAATTGTTGATAGGGGATATTGGCATAGAGGGGAGTTACCCGGAATTTGCCGATTATAATTGGAATTTTTCAAACACATCTACCACTGGCAACGCATCGACAACGTACCCATTGACACAAAACAACGATCTTTTGATAATGTGCTACAATTCAGAAGTCAGCACATTGCCGTCAACACCTTCTGGATGGACGCTAGACGGATATATCCAAGACAACGGCATTTCTGCCGGGTTCTTTTGGAAACGTGCAGATGGCACTGAATCCGGTTCTCAAATCATTAGCGGATTCCCAACCAACAAAATAGTTATGACAAATATATTAGTATTTAGGAATTGCATAACTACTGGCACTCCTTTTTCTGGATTCGATTTAAATAATGAATATTCCACCCCGACTACAACTGTAACTGCCACATTGCCGACTTCTGCTTTTACATACCTAAATACAGTAGTCCTTATATATACAGTAAGCCCAACAAATATTTATCAGGACATTGATAATTTAACGAATGGGATAACATTGAATTATAGGCTGAATAATGGTTGTACATTGGCTAGCGGCGAACACGGGCAAATAGCAGTACAAGACTTAAATAGGGACGTAGTTGGGTCAACAGTAGATGTAAGTACTACGTTAGATAACAGCGCATATTACGTGACTTTTAATTTCAATTTATTGTCGCCTTATAGTGAATAAAATTAATATAAACTAAAAAATAAAGATTATGCCTAACGAAGAACCAGTATTCATACCCCCGAAGCCGGGGGGCGACAAAAGTGCAAAGCTGCAAGAGCCGCAATTGATAAAAAAGTGGATGGTCTATACGGTCATGGGGATTTCCGTGTATTACCTCTTGGTGTATGTATTCATTTCCATCTATTATTATTCTGGGATGGGCAAACTGAATGAATTGTATGCCATATCCTCTAATCTGTCATTGGCAGGGCTGATGTTCGTATTCTTGCGGCTTTTTGAAAAAGGGAAGATAAATTTACATATAAGGGCAGTGATTTTAACAAGCGTGATATTCTTTGCTTCGCTTTCGATGATATACCTAGTGCAATGGGTAATCTATGGCAAAAGCTATACTTTGAGCAAACAGGCATTGATATTGAGCTTAGTGGCAACCTTTATATACATTGTTTATGATATTGTTAGAACTCATTCAAATCGAGCCAAGTAGCGTGATTAGTTTTTTAGTCGGAATATCCGGGTTGATCGGCGTGTTTTATGGCGTAAAATCGTATTACAAGAAACACAAACCAGTCGAAATGGCCGACATAGAGGAAGTAAAAAAAGAAACGATGGATCGTGTCAAATTGGTAGAGGCAGACGTAAAGTGCAAGGCAGATAAAACGTATGTCGATGATCGTATAGAATCTATCTATAAACGGTTAGACCGTGATGCCGACAATATCGACAAAAAATTGAATATCATAATAGGGTTTTATGAAAGGAAAAAATAATGAATAATTTGACGTTAAGGCAAAAGCAAAGCATATTCTTAAAAAATGCAGCTAAATTGATTCTTTGGGCATTTGAAAACGGGTTTGAACTTACTGGGGGAGAACTTTTACGTACCGAATCACAACAAGCAGAATACGTTAAAACAGGCAAATCAAAGACAATGAATAGCCGACACCTGCAAAAGTTGGCTATCGACATTAATTTGTTTGTCGATGGCAAATATAGGTATGACAAAGAAGCATACAAACTCCTTGCTGAATATTGGAAAACATTACACCAAGACAATGTTGCGGGGTACGATTGGGGCTGGGATGCAAACCATTTTGAAATGAAACCTTAAATATTAAATTATGAGTTGGTTTAAAAAAACATGGGAATTTTTAAAGAACAAAAAAACCTATTTGACCGTAGGCGGGTTCTTGTCATGGAAAATAGTCAATGCTTTTATAAATACGGGGGTAACACAAGAACAGGAAACAGTGATCGACCTTGCGTTTGAAACATTGATGGGTTACGGGTTATTCGACAAGTTGAGGCGGAATGAGAAAGAAAACAATACTATCGGTAAAACAATCGAAAATGCAGGGAAAATTTTTAAACAAAACCGAAAAAGAGATTGAGAGCCTGATAAAATTCAGGTTCAAAATAAATATAAACATTAATAAATTAATAAAGAAAGCGAGGAAGCTATGGGAGAAATTGAAAAATTAGGCATTGATGTCTTGGAAAAAGACTTGGTAGTCTTGGCAAAACTTACCGGGGCAATCGACAAAGCCCTGGAGGACGACAAAATTAGTACCGGGGAATGGATTGGCATCGGCTTTAAAGCCGTTGACTTGGTAGGCGTTTTCAAAAACATCAAAAAAGCGAAAGCACAATTGATGAATTTGGACTTGGAAGAAAAAGAGCAACTAAAATCGACTTTTGTCAAAGAATTTGATATTTCAAACGACAAAGTAGAGGAAGTTGTCGAAAGCATTATTGTTATAGCCATTGATTTGGCTGTCGGAATGGAACTTATTGGAGGAAATGCAAAAGCTGCATAAGCTTCCTGTTTTCATAGTTTTAGTTTAGTTTTTGATTAACCCCGGAAAATTTTCCGGGGTTTAAAAAACAGAAAATAATGACTGTTTTTAATTTAGCAACAAAACAATATCCTTAGCGAAAATTCCGGCTACTTGGTCGAGCAGGGCAAAGTCGAGTGTTTTGCCAGCCTCGAAGTCAACATATTTGCGGAGGCTAACATTTAAGTTTTTAGCCATTTGTGCCTGCGTGCAATTTTTTGCACGTTCTATTTTTAATTGTGCAAGAATTTGCACATAATTGTTGCTTAGTTTATCTGAAACCACCATAATATCAGTTAGTTATTAAAAATATAGATATATAAACGAGTTATGCCTCATTTGTAAGACACAGTAATCTAAATATCACACCATCTAATTTTTGTGCTGATGCTTCATCGTCTCGATTTCTTGCTTCTACCTTCAATTGTTCTAAATCTGTTATGATTTGATTGTCTCTTTGTAAAACAGCTTTACGAGAAAAACGAGGCATAACAGCACCTATACCCAATTGGGCAGTTTCTTGGTTATTCAAATTTTCGTGTATCATATTTACTTTATTTTAAGTTGATAATTTTCTGTTTCAAATTGCCAAACTGGGCATAGCTGCGAACCGTTAGCGTTCAGTTTGCTGATGTTTGCAAGTTGCTTTATAATAACAAATATGTGTTTTGGGTGTATGAAAATGGCATTCCATAGCATTGTGATCGCAAACCGTTCGCTTCGAAACGCTAACATTTTGCAAATCCAATATTTTTAACTCACAGACGTATAAAATCATGTCTTTTTCTTCCTGTCCGGGGTAATCACTAACGGTTACATCTTTTATAAAATTTTCTAATCGTTTCCAAAATCCTAATTCTTTCGTGTAATCCTTCATTTTATTGGTTTTTAAAATTCGTTAAAAATACTGTACTTGCAAGTTGCCGTTAGAGCGGAAGCCCGAAGGGCTTTCGCTCTAACGGCTCCGTGCTTTGCGCGAGTCCAGCCCTTCGGGACTGTCCTCTAACACGTGCTTTGCGCCAGGCGCAAGCCCGTGCGCAAAGCACGAAGCCGTTAGGCACAATACTAAGACTGCGCCCGTAACCATTCTGTAAGTTTCTTTTTTGCATCGTATCTTTCGACTTTGCCAATTTGCACATTAAATGAACCCATCCTTTGATAACATTCTCCGTAATAATTTGAAAAAGCAACGAAGTTATTATTTCTAACAACCCAATAATTACCCCGAAATGAGTAAACCCCATCTTTTCGTGTCTTTGCCTTATCGTGCAGTAAAATAGTTTCGTCAATTGTCATGATAAAAAGTACTGTGCCTAACACTAAATATAAAATATACGGGTGTTAGTGCGTATTTGAACGGTACTACCTTTAATTAAGTGTTGTGTATCGGGATAGGATACCGCTTTTAATCCCGTACATTTCATATTTTTAACGTTAGGCACAATTAAACCACCTGCCTACTATGGTCTGAATCAACAACCCGCTTAATTGGTGTTTCATATACTTTTACTCCTGTTATAGTATCGCCTTTGTCGTTAAATGTGATATTCGTTACTACTTCGGATGGCTTCTTGCTTTCTTGTACAATTCCAATCCACCTGTGGTTTTCATTAGAGAAACTTCCGTTTTCCATTTTGAAGCCAGCACTACCAAAAGCGTTTTCTAAAACTTGGTAAAGTGTTGTTTCTTCTAATTGCCCTTTTGAGTTTTTAATATAAATTTCCATGATAATAATTAACTGTGCCTAACAAGCGGTCATAAAACATGCCGCAATTAGGCGGGTTTGCCACGCTTCTACTCAAACACGTCACCGTTAAAGCTATGTTAGCGGTAATTTATGACGGACATTCTAATTTGAAGCTGCCTGACAAATAACAAGCATCATCCAAATAAGAATAGCTTACATGTTTACCAGCTAATAGCCATTTGCATTTCTTTTCGATGTGCGGGCATTTTATGTATCTTTTTTTTATAAAACTACCGTTAACAACGTGTTCAACCAATAAAAGTGTTCCGTTGTAATCCGAAGTTCCAATTACTTTTTCAATGTCTTGCATATTGATAAAATATTAAATTATAATTTTATTTTCGGCTCTCTTTGAACCTGCTTCTTCAACTACCAATATATTGCAACATTCAATGAGCCTTTGCTCCAGCCTTTTTATAGGCAATTTATTTTCCGTATATTCTTGTATTGTTTTAAAATATGATATATGTCATGTTTTATCTGCTTTTTTAATAGACAATGATTTGAACGATACAATGTCCCCTATTTGGAAAAACCTTGACCCTACTTTGAATTTAGAAGAAAGTTTGCAAAATTCCTGCTCGTTTAATTTCCTTTTGAATTTATCTTTGTTGTTAAGCAAAAACATTATAAATTCATTTTGTGTCAAAGATGGTAGATAAACCAAAAAGTTGGTATTGAAGGAACAATATTCCTGCAATATATTGAGTTTTGCATTCATAGACCGTTCTTTGATAATTTTATAAGCCAACTCATCGCTTACCAACTGTAATTCAGAAATAAGTTTACAACTTTTACAATCCTTTTGCATGTTCAAATTGTTTAAATTCAAGATCAGTATTAGACATCAATAGCCTTAATTTGTCGAATTGATATACAACGTCTATTATATTCCCAGAACCGCGTTTGTTTACAAGCCTCAATGCCCCATAATTATCATCGTAGCCATCGTTTTTCTCAAATAGGCTTGTTGTGATATAAAAATCAGAATTATCTATTATTTTCTCAGAACTCCTTACCATAGAACTTAAATCACGGTCTGTTTTTTTCCCACCTTTAGAAACATGGCACATCAGCAGAACAAGTATGTTCCATTTATTCGCCAAATCTTTTAGTTCCTTTGAGTGCCTTGAATAAAGTTCTGTTTCGCTTCCTTTACCTCCCATCCCGGCTATCCCATCTACTACCAATATATCAATAAATTTGCCTTGCCCTTTAAATTTTGTCAACAGTTTATCAAAGCTCTCTGCTTCCACGGATGTATTTTGCGTTATAAATAAATTATTTTTAAATGATGGGGCAAATTCTTCATCAAAAAATTTCTTTGCATCTATTTCTTTTGTCTTGTTGTTATGGTATTCGAGTTCAAAATGCGGGTTATAGTTGCCTATTGGTTCGCAAAACATATCTATAAGCCTGTTTATTATTTCTGTTGCCCCCATTTCCATTGTAGAATACAAACAAGAACCAAACCTATTTATTATATTCTCGTAAGCAATATTTAATGCCAATAAGCTTTTTTTAGTGCCTCCATACCCAATTATGGGGACTAATTTGCCCCTCAATTTGCCCTTAAACTCTTTGTTCCATTTTTCAAATAAAAGGCTTAACCTGTTGTTTTCTGGAAGGATTGATTTATACCATTCATCAGACCATTGGCTGACATCCTTGCAGACTATATCGTCTTGGTATGGCTCTAATTTGTTGAACTCCTTGGAATCAATCTTAAACCCTTCTATAAAATCTTCTATCATCTATTAATCCAATTATGCAATGTTTTGTTTAGGTTCGTATTTTTTTTATAGTATTTACCGTTTTCTATGTTTTCAACCATATCAATCAAGGATTTATTTTTTTTAGCTGCTTTATCAAGTAAGACTAAAAATTCATCAAATGTTATTTGTTTCATTGAAAGTACGCCATTCAACTTTATCCCTAATGTATTTTCACCAAACAGTGTTTTTATGAATTTAATATAGTTTGGGTCGTTATTTGATTTTTGGATTTCTAAATTATAAAAATCTGAATATAAATAATTAGTTTCATTATCATTATCATTATCATTGTCGGGTTTTTTGGGTTTGTCTGGGTTTCCAAATATCCCATTGGGTTTTTTGGGTTTGTCTGGGTTTTTGGGTCGCCCACCTTTTAACCCATTGGTTTTATTGCGGTTGCATATATTTTCCCATATAACCAAGTCCCTTTTTAATTGTTGCTTTATTGGTTCAAAAGCAATTTGTATTATCAAATCATCCACAATCGGATTCAAATCATTCACATATTCAAGTATTGTAACAAACAATTCCCCCGATTTTTCTTTTGGCAATTTTTTAACTGTATGGATTAAATCAGTATATAAAAGAAATGATTTTTTATTTGTTGCCATGTTTACAATGTGTAATTTTTGATAAAAAAATTAATCTTCTTTAAACCCAAGGCGTTTTATAGCCATCATATCATGGATTGAAAATATGTTTGAATTTAGTTTATTGCTCCATGATTGCCTTGTGATGCCTATTTCTCTTGAGATTCTCTGCCCAGTTATTTTGTTCCTGTGCATCCAAATTATTATCTTTTCGTTTGTTTTTTCAACCTTCATATTTACAATGTTATTTTTTAGTCCAAAAATACCCGAATATTCGCATACCCGGATACTTTTTATTTTTATAACAACTTCAACAAATGCAATCCAAAACTAATCAATTAATTTGAATAATTCAATATTATTTCCGTTTTTTATTTTTGTCGGTGCATTTTATTTTCGGGTTATCCTTGTAAAAGTATCTCATCAAACAATCTTGCTTCCTGCTGCAATCGCTGCACTGGTTAAATCTTACCACCATTTTTTATGTTTTTTCTAAATCAATTGATTATTTCCAAGGATTTTCCCATTTTCGTTCAATCAATAATCCTTCAAATTTATTTTTCCAGTATTCTTTGTACGTTTCAAAATAAATAGCATCGGCTCGGCAGATGTTGTTTTTCCTGATGTATAATTCATCTATTTGTTCTTTGCCATGCTTTTTTTCAAGGAATACGCGCATCAAATCTTGGCATCCCCCTTTGTAATTGTTGCACTCCGAACATTGAGGGGCTGCGTTTATAAAATCAAGGGCTACCGAATAATGGGTCTTAGTGCCGTCAAAAACCTTTATTAAATGACCGCAATGTGATTTTTTTGATTTGAGCAAAAGAGGCTTCCCGCAGGTGGAACAAAATACCATAACCCCGTCTGGGGAATAAAACAATAAAACATACCTTGAAAAGTAATACCATGTTGTCGAGCCATAAAACGTTTCTGATGCTGTTTTTTTGCCTTTTGAGGCACTCTTGCCAAAAGTGGCATTATCCCCAGATTTAAACTTATTCTGCTTATTTTGCCCTGCTTGTGCCGATCTAGCGAGTAATTTTTTATTGTCTTTGATTCTCTTGCACGATGGACACTCTTTGTCCCGGATAGTGGAGTTGAACCTAAGAGGTATTTCCCTGCCGCAATGACAAAATTTATATGTTGTTTCTTTTTTCAATTTGCAACCTTCCCTAATACATTAACACAATTTTCTTTTATCCATTTTTTAGTCCTATACTTCCCGTTGCAGAAGTAACAAAAACTGCCCCCTATTAATTGTTCCTTTAGTTTTCTTTCTAATAGGGTAAATACCTGATTATCAATAGAAATATAAATATCAAAGCACATAAATTTAACATATTTTTCAGAATTTTCAAAAATTTCTTTTTTTGTTAATAGCATAAATGTTTAATTATTAATTATTTAATCTATAAAGTAAATTTACATATTGTTATAGCCAATTAAAAGGAACGTCTAAATAATTTTGATTGTTATTTAACCAAAATAAATAGTCCTTTGTTATTTCTGTTTCATAAATAGAATCAATAATTTCATTAGCTTCGTAATATTTATACATTTTAGGGTCACAAGAATTTCCTCCACAATATTTTACAACAAGAATTTTATTTTTTTCTTGTTTAAATTTTTCATATCTATTCCATAGCATATCTTTAATATTATGCTCTGAAACTTCCATAAAACTTAACGCATGATTTATTCTATCTATTTCGTTTTTCAACTTTAATCTTTCAGCGTATAATTCTTCACGTTTTAATTCATAATAATTTTTCATAATTGAATAATTAACTGGCTATAACAATCAATATAAAACAGTTGCCAGAAAACTGCATCATATTTTGAAACATCTTACAAGGCAACCGTTTCATATTGCCGACCGTTAGTAGCAAGGCAAAGACGCTCCGAATGAACGTCCGTGCCAAGCATTAAGATTTTAGTCTGTGATAATTGACAATTGTCCACAGGCTGCACCGTTTTCAATCTCACTTTGAGTTGCTACGGCAACGGCAAAATCATAACCGTTTTCTTCTAATTGACTTTTAATTTGTTCAGTCATTGCTTTATGTATTAAATTAAATTAATTCCCTCTACTACTCCACTTCCAAGCCCATTCTTTTCAGAAGTAGTATTCGGGTTTATTGGGCTTATTTTTATGAAAAATTTATCCTTATCGAAATACTGTTTAATCTTTTCAATATCAAAGTCTTTTTCTTCTACCAAAGTTAAATTTATGGTAGTTTTCAAATTGCTTTCGGTTCTTACATTTCCAAGTTGCTCAATGGTCATTTTATTTTTGTAAGGTATTAGCCAATTCCTATGCTCTTCATCTAAGCTATGCAAAGAAAGTTGCAGCGTTACATTGTCTTTTATCCAAGTAAAATCGGCATCTTTCAAACCAATAGTTGAAATGTAGTGGTGTGTATTTGGGTAGTGTTGGCTTATTTTTTCAATTGCCTTTTTAACGTTTTCAATATTTAAAAACGGCTCTCCCATTCGAGTATAGTTTATTTTAAATTCTTTACTATTCAATGGGTTTATGTTGTTTTTAGCAATTATAAACTCAACTTGTGTTGTAATTTCTTGCCAAGTCAAATTACGCCAACTTTTCATTTGTCCAGTTGCACAAAACTTGCATCTTACAGGGCAACCACTCATTACACTTACCCCAATCATCCAACGTTCTGAACGGTCGCTTAATTCGTAGTTCTCGAGCATATTTTGTTTTCTACCTATTGCATCTTTTGTATAAAAAGGCAAAAAGGTATCAGTAGTTTCAATCAACATTCCGTCCTCTAATTCGAGGCAATAAACTCTACCGTTTTTAAAGTTCTTTTGTTTTTTAATTTTCATTGTATAAATATTTTAAGATTAAAAATGCCCAGCTACTAACACCGTATATAAGTAATTGGGGTTTAGCTTGTTAATTAATCATTCTGCCACGTATTTAGGTCTGTATATTTTGATAGGTTCGCTCTTCGCATTCCCCAACTACTCATATACGAACCGTTACCGCCAATTAAAACGAAATCTGAAACATTATCCCCTTTTCGTCTTTGATTAGGTCAGGTCTATCTGTTGCCCATAAACCAACTGTTGTATCCTTGTGATGTTCAAGTTTTTTGATATATCCAATATCTTTTAAATATTGTAAATATTCTTCTTTTGAGTTTACATTATCAGGAATATAATATTTCTGGTTTTCATTTTCAATAGGGTCAGGTACAAATACCCATTGCTTTCTGTAATTATTTTCTTTTGAGTCAGAAAATTCATACATAAATCCACCTTCTACTCTCATTTTTCTAAAAAGAAATTTTCCTGAATCTTCGTGTACATCAATAATTTTGTGTAATTCCATTTTGATTAAAAATTAACTGGCGGTAACAACAGCTATATGTTATTGCCGTCAAAGTTTAGTGTTGTTTTGAAAGTTTATCGTTTGGCAACAACACATAGCCAAAACGTTAAGTGCAACTCCGCTGTCGCTGCGTTGCACTTAACGGACTCCCGGCAAGCCGGTGCCAAGCTCCGCTCCGCTCCACTTAACACCCGGTTGGTGCAATCCAGCCAAGACTGAGCCGGCTCACGGGGCTGGACAGACACCAACCGGGAGCCCGTTATGCACAAGTTTAAGAAGCTACCCATATCTGCGATGGTCTTTCAAATTCTTTGCATCCTACATTTGCATCGGTATGATAATCATTTGTCTTATCGTTGTTCGGTTTATTTTCACATCTAATTGCATAATGAACTTGACACCCTGCAATTATTACATGATTATTTTCACTACCAACTTTTGCAAACCAGTTAGAGCTATTCCTATTGGTTTTTAAACCAAGAAATGTATCTTCAATTATTTCAACTTCACCCCAAACAGCTCTATATTGTTTACCATCGGGGGCTAAAAACCAAGCATCTGTTGTTATTAAATATTTTCCTTTCATATTGTTTATTTTTAAATGATTACTAAAAAAAACCCTGTGCATAACCGCACCTATAAGCAAGTTTGCGGACAGGGTTTCTGTAACTTGACACATGCTGCAACGCAAACCTGCTCATAGCTGCAACACGTTAGCGTTCATGCTAAAGAGACAACCCATTAGATTCTTTGAACGCTTTTTCTTGTTGATAAATTGACTCCCAATATTCGGTTTCCTTAAAATCGTTTCCCCAAATAAATAGTTTCCATCCCATTGATGCTATTTTCATTTTTAATACTGTAATAATTGATAATTTGCCCATTTTGTTTCTATTTTTAAAAGTTATTAATCTGAAATAAAGCACGAAACGCTAACAATGTGTATCATCAATAAGGGTTTCAGTGCAATTAGTAAGGTCTGTAATCCGCTCAAACGTTGGTATAATTCGATTGGAACTGCCACGCAATCCCTTACTGAATGATACACCAACCGTTAGCAGTAATTTAGGATTGTGTTCCAAAATCAAGGCTGTCAACTTTCTTTTTTAATTCCTCATCTTTACCCATCCAAGCAAAGGCAATATCATAATAGGTATCTAAATCCCAGCCTTTCAACTGTGGGTTTTTAAGTTTAGCGTGTTCTTCCAATTTGTCGATTAGTGAATAAAAACTACTGCTAACATCACCTATACCAAATTTGGCAGCGTGTGCAGTTCTGATTTTTTTTACCTTATCCATAGTTTTGTATGTATTTGATTATTAATTTCTTTTAAAGCCAAACTTGGCATAGCTGAGTACCGTTGTGTGCAATAGCCTTTCTTCGTAGCAAGGTTAGTGCTTAATAAATCTTTTTGTTTTATTTTTTGCCAACGCTCTTTGGCTTTTTCAAAGCCATTAAGTATGAATCCACCAAATACTCAACGAACGAACTAAACGAACGGCGTTCTTTTACCGCCTGTTCTTCCCCTGCTTTTGCAATATCCTCGTCAATTGTAATGCTTTTGTTTATTTTTCCCATTTCAGTATATAATAAAAAAGGCTGCCGATGCAGCCCTGTACAAAACATTGAGTTAATTAACTACCACTCTAAAAACTTTTTCAGGGGTTTAAAAGAACTTTACACTTTGCATTTTAATCTTTAAAGCGTAAGAACTTTTAATTTTAACCTTTGCACTTTGAACGTTAATCTTTAAACTTTTCGGTTTTTTTACTTTTGCTCTAACCAACTGAGCTAACAAACCCGAAGATTTGTGAAGGACTTGAACCTCCGACCTCTCGATTAGCAATCGAAGTAACCCACATTTCGCTACCACCAAGAATTTTGCAAGGGAAAAATGAACAATGTGTATTTTCATCCAAAGAAGTAACATTATTCTCGCCACTCGCAATATTTTAAAAAAGCAGAGTAAATTTAACAGGGAGCTTTATTATTTTGCTCTACCAACTGAGCTACTTTCCGAAGAAAGAAAGGGTTCGAACCTTCGACACAAATATCTGTGAAGTAACCCTATTATCGCTACTGCTTTTTATTTTTCTCAAAGAACTTTATTATAATGTACCGCACAAAAGAAGAAATTGTTGTAAACCCGTGAGCCTTCATATCTTTTTTTAGTCTATCGTACCATTCTTGCTCAATAAATAAGTGAAATCTTCTCATACTGCTTTTGTGTGTCATTCATGGTACAAATATACACATTTATTTTAATATCCAAACAAAAACAAATAAAAAAAATGCCCTCCCTAAAAAATATTAAAAATTTGTTTCGTACTCGTATCAAATTTGTGGGATAAAAAACAGCCAGCGTACAACCCAACCTATAACCAATAAAGGTTTTAGTGGTTAATCCAAAGTTGCAGCTCGCATCAGCTTTTGTGTATTTTGATAGGCACGAAGCCCGTAATCCTTTACTGGTCATAGCTTCAACGTTGTAACCAATGCTAATCGCTTTGTTGAAACGACTAGCACTGAGATTTTAGTTAATTTCTATGCAATCAGATTTACGATTAATCATATAATCAGGATCTACTATTTTATCATTCATGTGTTCATATCTCCATTGCAATGTATTGATCATTTCCGAGTCGTTCTTATGAGTAGATTTATATGTCTGTGTAATTGGGACTTCATGTCCATTTACAAAAACAGTATAAGCACTTCCGATTGATTTAATTATTATTGAATCGTTCACTATAAATTCATTACAATTTTTTGGATTTACATATCCTGAATTGACCCATTTTTGACCTTTACTACAGGACAATAGGCATACTACCATTGTTAAAAACATTAATTTTTTCATCTTGTGTAATTTTTAAATATTTGACAATTAATTATTTGACTAATAAAGCACTAGGTTACAACTTTAGCTAACCCGCAAGTCAGGCAACCGTGGTTTCCGAGCATTGCAGCCCGTATTAACTTTTGCTCTGACAGGAAAGGTGTGAGCCTCGCACCCTGCCCTGCGTGTAGCCATCAGCGTTGTGCCTCATGCAAGGATAGCACCGTGCATAATGACAAAGTATAGTTTATTTGGTTCTGCTCCCCATTCAGGGTTGCCTGTTCTGATTTCAATTCCTTTATGTTTAAGTTTTAAAATACGTTCTGAATCGGTTGATTTTGGATAACCTAAAGTCATTACGTTTATATCAAACTTTTTACTGTGATTTTTAACTAAGTAATTTTGGTCAATATGTTTTAAAATACCATCAATGGCATCCTGTTCAATCGGATAAATTGCATTATATCGCTCTGACATTAGTCTTTTAATCCAATAATGATTAACTTCCCGATAGTCCTCTCTCTTTATTCCTGCTTTTGTCATTTCAAACCATTTAGTTTTTAAAGATAAATGCAGGCACGAAGGCATAACACTATGTTTATGCAATTGGGGGTTTTGTTCGTTATTCATCATTGTATCAATTTATTAAGTTACTACTATTTTGACAGTGCAGTGGTTTCTACTCCCCAACTGCACAAACATTTAACGTTATAAAACAGTTTTCCAACCGTTGCCGCAGTTAAGGCAAATCTGTTCGGTTGTGTTATTATCTGTTTTATGTGGTTTGTTACATTCAGGGCAAACCGATTTCATAATACTTTGTAAATTGTATAATTTTACTATTTCGTCTGCAATTGTTTCAAACTGTGTTTCATCAACGTTATCAAAATCAGCGTGCATATTCATTGAACATTCAGCTTTTTTCTTTAGTATTTTAATTATTTTTTCTTTCATAAGAAGTTATTTTAATATGTTTAAAAACAACCTATGCCTATTTTTGAATGTATTTTGTTTATAATATTTTCAAATTCTAGCTTGTATTCACGCCTCCACCCGTTTAATTTTGAGTTGTTTATTTCTTTGAGCGAATAGGAAACAGTCGAATGGTGTTGGCTAAATTCAGCACCTATTTTTGCAAGCGAATGGGTAGAAAATGTTTTCATATAATAAAAAACCAGCCACCTTGCAAAAACATATTCTTCTTTTTTTGTTTTTGAATATAACCCCTCTGTGATCGTCATGCAACAATTAGCGGCAATACGGACAACCTCTGTTGTTGGCAGTATTTTTTCTTCCTGTTTTTCATTGAAACACCCGAATATTTCCAATGCCTGTTCCCCAGAGAAATCCTCTATTAATATATTCTTGTAGAATATCTGCAAAGACCTTTCTTTTTGTTTGAACCGATATGTAAATTCGGATATTCCGGGCATGTTGTGCTGGTGTTCTGTCACCAATATTTTTGCCTCGTTGAATGTAAAATCCATTGTTGATAATTTTTATTGAAGTTAGCAAAAATTGTTCACTTTACGAAAAGTTATAAACAATTTTTTATACCTGTCTGTTGATTATATATTTGTTAAACCAATGGTTAAGGCAGGATTCGATCTCCACCTGAGCCATACCTGAATCCATTTCATCTCTAATACTTTGATTATTAGTCTATTAATTCACACGAATCGTTATATTGTTCCCATTCCGATTCCATTATGATATATCCGCAATTATTGCATTTATGGATATATGTTGGATAAGGAAATGTTCCTTTTATTATTGCCTCTTGGATAGCATAACATTCCGGGCAAATTATTTTTTGAATAATTTCTTCCATTTTAATTATTATTATATTATTATCATTAAAAATATTGTCGCTATAATCAGTATTATGCCGTAGAATACTGCCCTTTCTGAATATTCTTGCTTATTCATGTCTAATACCTTAAATCTGTCCAGTGAACTCTTGTGAAAATGGTAGTATCATCTTGTTTGTTTTTTATTTGAGTTTCGCTAAAAATTTTTCAAACTGGTCTTCGATGGTTTGTATGATAGTATCGTATTTTTCGCCTTTGTAAAATACACCGACAACATTTTCATAAATCCAAGGCAATTGTTCCCGGATATAATCCTCAAATGATTTTTGGCTCATTTTCCCAAATGCTATACTATCATACTCTACCTGTTTTGTCCCATCTTTAAATTCAAATATAACAGCATATTCCCCTTTCAAATGTTTCAACCAATAATAAAATTTGTCTTGGTGTATCGTATTTTTAAAATTTATAGGCATATATCCCCAAATAAAATTCAACAATAGAAAATAGCACCTGTGGAATTTTATATCCCTATCCGAAATTTCAACCATTGGGATAATTTCTCCAATCCCTAATTGATGCGAAAATTCGATAGCATTTTGGTTGTATGGGATAAAGCCGCCGCCTTGGTAGGCAAATTCCATTATTTTATTGTCGTAGTCTGATTTTTTCATGCTAATTGGGCTTTATTTGACAAGTCATATAGTGACATTATTTTATATGTTTTAAGACCAAAAAAATTATCTAAAGCGTCTTGTCAACAATTCCCATATATATCATAAACATACCCACTACTGTAACTATAATCCCTATATATATAACGAATCCTCTCATTTCCCACTTCCAATAAGTTAAGCATCCTATGATTATCAGTGCTGCAAATGCCGTCAATACCCATACTGTCGGGAATTGTGTCGTTGAATCAATATTTAATACATTTTTCATCGTATTCTTTTTTAGTTAAATTTGTTAATTTGATTTAGCAATATTTGAACTTCCGGTTCTTCTTCAAAATACATGCTGTCTATTTTATTGACATCAATAAAAATTTCATTATTAGAGCAATATTTTATTACTTGTAGCCTATATATTTCCTTTGAAATTGCTTTTTCTTGGAGTATTGTAATTTCATTCGCTTTAATACCAAGGTAATTGTCTTCTGCTGAATTGCGGGATGGTTTGATTTTAGTGGTTGTATCCAAAACATAACCCAATAAATAGCCTAAAATCACACAAAAAACAAACCATGCTAAAATTTTAATTGCTTTCATTTTTTTTTGTTCTTAAAATCTGATATAACTTTTTCTCCCCTGAACCCCTACATTATAATAGGAATCCAGTTTATTAAGATTTACGAGTACATCTCTTAATCAGGCTAAGTATTTAGGAAATAGCCCCTGTACTATATCAAAGCAAATTGCCTTTTGTTCAGTCGCCGGATGTGAAGTTCCACACATTCCCCGGACTTTATGCAACCCCCTGATGCTTTGATACCTAAAACCGCCACCCATCTTTTAACCCTGCCTGTATGCAAGGAGGCAAAGGACATCGAACATAACCTATAAAAAAAATACCCGCCAAAATAATTGAACTTTGACGGGCATATATGAGATGTACTATTCTTGCCTCTGCAAGAAAAAACATTATAATTAATATTTTTATTTGTTTTGTACATCTCGATTGCAAATATAGGTATTTGTTTTGAATTATCAAAATGGTGCGCTGCCACCTCCTAAATAATTTTCAGGTATTTCTTCGTTATCGAAAACAAATTGTTCCCTGCTGTTTGGCTTGTCATTGTAGATTACTTGGTTGCCTTCCGGCAATGGCTGCTCTTCTGGTTCTGTTTGTCTGATTTCTTTGTTAACGTTCAAACCATTGTGGAAATATGCTTTGAAATATTCCTGCAACTCGGCATCAAGCCCTATCGCTTTCTGGTCTGTGGCTTCGCTGACCTCTGTAAGTACGAATATAGGCATAGTAAATTCCACTTTGCCTTTTTTGTCTGTTTTAAACTCTTTTACAGACACCGCCCCTTTATAGATGTTGTTTGCTTTTTTAAATTCAAACCATGCCCCAAGTGCTGCTCCTGTAAGTTCTATTTTGCCAATCGTTAATTCTGTACCCTCAAAATAAGCAATATAAACTGATTGGCAAAACTTTGCACCTATGCAATCTCTATCTGTTATTATATTTTTATATAATCCAGTTGCACAAGTTTTTATTTTGCCATTTTGCCCTTTAATTTTTACATTTAATTCTTCTTCGCGTGTATCGCGTATTTCATTCGACCAATAACCTGATTTTTCATTATCGTTGAATCCACGAATACAAATTAATTCATCCAATACTAAGAATTTAAAAGGTAATATATTCTCAATATTTTTACCTTTTTCTTCATTTTCGCCTTTTTCATAATGTATAAAACATTTTTCAGACCACTTAAATGTTTTTACTGCCGGATTTTTTACATCCGTGTTGTTTGACCTACTCATATTTTAAATATTTAAAGTTAATTCTGTCGGGTAAATTTCCCTCATGTATTTTAAATTTGGGTATTCGATTCTAAACAAAGTATTGCAAGCCTCGAATCCTTTTAGTTTTTCCTCTGTATCGGTTACTTCTGTCAACCTCCATCCTTTTTTTGTTTGGACGTTTAAAAGCAACAAAAAACATGAAGTCGATTTTATTTTCTCTAATATGCTATCATTTGCCCCGATTTGCCCGTTTAAGTACGATACAAGCCTTTTAGAGTAATTATCGGGTTTTTCTACCATTTCGACAAGCATGTCCTTATATGCGCTTATTTGCCATAAATAATCCGTGTATGCGGCCGCGCTCCTTTTCAAGTCTATAAGCGCAAAAACCGGGTTTTTAAGTTCCTTTGGCTGTATGGTGCAGAATAAATCCAATGTCCCGGCGCACCCCATCCGGTTGCTCCAAATAGTCTGCTCTATCAAAATTGGTTTTATATCCAATTCTTTGTAAGCATCTACGAACCTGCATATAGGCAGCCATTCCCCCCAGAAGTCGTAATCTTCGGAATAGGATATTTTTTGCCCCGACATAAGCATCTCTGCGGCGTTATGTACTGCCGAGCCTTCATCCATCATTTTTTGCCCTAATTCTTTAGGGTCTATCCCTGCTTTGGCTACCTGCGTTTTCCAGTTTTCAAGCCCCTGTTTAGACTTGATTTGGAGTATAGTCGTAACGGAAGGGTAAGCAATACCTGTTTTTTCGTAGTCCCCTATTTCGTACCATCTAGAGTTTGGCACGTGTATTTTTTTTGCGTTTAAATCGACAAAAAATTGTTTCATATCAATTGTATATTTCAGGTTGAAGATAATTGTAGCTCCTTAAAAATATTGTGCAATAAGGTTGGCACAATTTCTTGAATTTCCTTATTTCGTTTTTTGCCAAGTGTTCGCCGGGGTAGTATTCCCGGAACTTGAATAAAACTAGCCATTTTTTAGAGTGTATTAGTTCCATTTGTTTTTAGTTTTATTTTTGGTTGTAAAACATTTGCCCACGCACACAAGGTTTTTGCAAAACCTTTTAGATTCTTTCTACAATAAGCGGATTTTCCCACAAACTATTCCTATATCCTCCAACTGGTTTTTTAGTCTTTATCCCTTTTCTTACAGTGCTGTCTCCAATCATTTTTTGCAATCTTAAGTCTTTTGTATTCTTAAATAAATATACTTCTCCAGTCACAGTATCAGTAACTTTAATATTGCCTTTATTTGTTCCACTTTTTAAAGAACGGTACTCTTTTTCTGGAATAATGCAATCAATTTCTTTTGCTCCGTCTGATATTCTTTTTTCTGTTGTAGTTGTTGGTATATTATAATTTGATTCAACATACCTTGCAAAATCTGCAATAGTTAAAAATTCATTTCCATCTAAAAACAAAATAGGCTTTCTGTTTTCAATAATTTCGTTTCTTAATTGCTCCATCACGTCATTAGTAAATTCAGTAATTCCAATTCTTAAACCATATTGTCTAACATAGAAGTCTCCAATTTCATTTTTTTGTTTTTGCAAATATTCGCCATGCAGTCTATTTGAACATTCATAACAATTATTTGAATATCCCTCATATCCAGTAACGCTTTTTGAATACGCAGTAAGTGGCTTTGTTTCCTTACAAACGGAACACCGTCTAAACCCTTTTTTAAAAATATCCTTTGCGTATCTTACTTTTCCAATTTCAATTATATCAGCTTCTCTCATTTGGCAGTCACGGCAATAACTACATCGCCTTCCTGTTTCTTTATCTTTTACATAAAATTCTTTAATCGGTAGTTCTTTAAAGCACTTGCTGCATGTTTTAGTTTCTTTGTATTTATATATTTTCTGATTATTCCTTATAAATATCTGATATTCGTTAAGTTTTGAAACATCAAAGTCTTTATTTTTTGGATACTGCTCAATAGAATATCTCATTTTAAAATCCCTCCATTTTTTTATTTTGTTATAATCCATACGTTTTTTCTTTCCATTTGATATAGCCTAAAAATGTTGGTTCTAATTCCATCTTGATTTTTTCGCACCGTATATAGGCAAGGTTATTGGTATATGGTTTGTGATTATAAGGGTACGTATATCTCATGTATATACTTTCTTGTTCTTGTCTGTTCCATTCCCATATATATTCTTCCTCAAAAGCATAGCCTGATGGGGCATAGGTTATGTGTTCTTTATCTAAAAGCAAATATGTGTATTCGCGGTCAAATATTTCAAAACAAGAAAACCATTTGCCAAGTTCATTGCCCCCTTCATCTGTTATAAAGCGGAAACCAACCACAACTTTGTTGCTGTCCGCTTTCAAATAATTCAGGTATTCTTTTTGTAGTTGGCTTTCGCTTTTTTGCCCGAATGAAATAAATGCCATTGATAATATCAAAACAAAGCTTGATATTTTAGATAAAATTTTCATAATTGTTTTTTTTGATTACACCAAAATTAAACATTGATTTGCTTTCAAAACATGACGAAAATCATACTAATAGTATTGATTTTTGGAATTTCTCCAATAATTCCGGGCTTTCCTTTTTCAGGAAGGCGCATAATTTTTGGTATTTTGTAGATTTTTCACGTGGAAACAATTCAGGCTCTAAGTTGAGGTAATATACAGTCACAGGGTTGTTTTCTTCGATTACAGTGTAAAGAGGCTCGAATAAGTGGCTGTTTGCCTTGTCCGACACCCTGCGGTGTACTGCGTGGTATTCGATGCCCGTCCACCTCGATATTTGGCGGCACGTCAATTGCTTCCTTTCTTTTAGGCAGCGGACAATCCTTCCTGTATGACTTTTCCATCTCCGTTGGTTGGATTCGTCAAAATAAGTTGCCAAACTGTTGTTGTTCATAATTTTAAGTTTTATCGTGGCTCATATCAGTATCATTTGTTTCATATTGATTGCATAAATGTTCAAATTCTTTATCGTAAATCACTATATTAAATATCTTTAAACATTCGTAATATGTTTGTCCACCCAATTTAATTTCTTTAAGGTGTTTGCAATGTCTGCATTTTATCATATCCTTTCACTATTTAATATTTGTTGCAAAATGGTTTGATAACGAAGCACTAGCCTTTCGATGCACCTATTTATAGTATCAATATCATTTATATATTTCAGGCGCAATTCAGGAAATGTTCCGGCAAATCCATTTATGCTTTCGATCTTGCGTTCCTTTTTTTTCTCGAAATGTTTGATGCCTTCAAGTATTTCGATACACGATTGATGTTTTTCAATTGGGTTCATGGCAAAAAGGTTTTTATGTTTTCTTCATCCATTTCAATAGCCTCGTCCTCGAAATAGGCAATTGCCGAATCAATAGAAACTGATTCTCCAAAAATACGTGTTTCAGCAGGGTTTGTATGCGTTGCCCAGGTGGTTATATAGTCTGTTGATTTATAACCCCTTATTTCAATACCGCACTCCTCAAACTCGAAACTCATTTTCAACATTCCGTCATCGGACATGGCTATCTCGTTTTTTATTGTAAATGCGTCGTAAGGCTGATTTTTTTTGTTTGCATCCATGGTTTTCTATAATTGGTTTAATTCTTCTTCATCGTCAAATTCTAAATAAACATCCTCTTTTTCTTCGTAGAATGAGTATATTTTCACAAGTCCGTAAAAGGCATAGCCGAATATAGCCGAAGATATGGCTACGTAAACAATGATTTTTAATGTTTCCATTTTATTTATTTTAATTTGATATGATTCGTAAAAAAAAGGGGACAAAAATTGAAACCCAGTAACGCCCTCTGGCGTTATATGGTAGGACGTCCCCTTTTTAAATGTCTTTTGTGCATATCTAAAACCTTTCGTAATACTTTGCCACCTATATAATAAT